TCAATTCTAATTCTTACAAATTCTGGATTGTTACTTTCACCAAAATCTAATCCATTTTCTTCATCAAAGGGTACTATGATAACCCCAGCTTTCTTCTTTGACATAATTTTTAAATTTAAATAGGTTAATAATATATGGAAGATAATAAGTTTTTAAGGAAAATGTGGTATTTTAAACTTAAAATTAAGAACTTATACCACAAAGTTTTTTGAGAATGAATAAACCAATATAAAAATGACAAAAACAGAGAATAAGGTTTTAGCTATCTTTATTCTAAGATTGAGTAGGTGAGGAGTTTGGAGGATTGAGAGAGACATAAATGCTCAATATGTAATCTAATTCTCTCTTTCTCAGGTAAATTACTCCAATGTTTAGCTTTATATCCTTGTAAAGGAGATTCTAAAGCATTAACAATAAAAGTATATGGTAAAACAGTATGTTTAATAGCTTTACCATAAACAGGTTCTTCATATATTACTTCACTAGTAATATATTGTTTTTTACCATGTTTATCAAGAACAGGTTTAATCTCACCAGTTTTTTTATCTCTAAAAGATTTAAGTAGAGAAACAGTTTTAGTTTTAATATCCTTCCTTAGAAGAACACTCCCTTCTAATTCCATAGTCAGGGAGATTTGAGAATTTTCTTTAATCATAAACTAATATATTAATGATCCAAATCATGATCACCAAATATTGATAGAAGATGTCTGTATTTTATTTAAATATAATATTATAATAGGTACAGGTCTAATTTTATTATATAGTATAGAATTGGAGCAGTACTTTTCTTGGTCAGAAGAAACATTGTTACACTTAGTTTATGTATTATATAGCAACTATGTGCAACACATTTTCTACAATAGAGCTCTTACTTTATATTTAATTATAGGAAACTAAGAGATCAATTAATGAAGATGTGTTGCATTTAGATTATGATATTATATACAAGTAAGTGCAACAGGTCTGTTTTCTTCCATAAAATTTCTAAGAGATCATGTTGCAGATAGATTATATGATATATTAACAACTAAGTGTAACTTAATACATCCTTTTCAAGGATTTCTAAGTGCAACACATATAAAATAAGCTCCTGAGACATTTATGTTGAAGGAGCCAAAAATAATCAGAAATCTAAAATAATATATTTTAAAATAATCAACTTATCATCAATCAATAAAACTAATAATTAACAAAAAATAAATATTCTATTTCATATATGTAGTGTACTTTATATGTAATAATTCAATATATGTCTAATTTTTTATATGTCTTTACAAGCTATATAAAACAACCTTTATATGTGCTTACTATATCATATAAAACAACTTTCACATGTGTTTGTAAAAACATATATTAAAAATAAATTTAAAAGTTAGTCCCAGATGTTTTTATAATATTATTATATAAACAATAAAATAAATTATCTGGGACCAAACTAGGACCAAAATTATATAACTAAACAGAATTAAGCCTTGTTTAATTTATAATAACCAGTTACTTTAACTGCATTCTTATCTACTTGTGTAGTATGAATCCAGCTAAATTTAAACACACTATAACCTAATGAAGTTAGTAATTTAATTGCAGCTTCTTCATCTAATGTAGTATTAGATTTAGATTGTTTTTTAGTAAAGCTAGCTTTATCAACCACATTACAAGTATGCTTACTTCTATCATTGGATTCTCTAGTAAGTCCTTTTTTAAATGAATTTCTACCATATTCAATATATGGATTACATTTCATTGTGATAAGTACTTTAGCAAATTCATCTTCTATCTCACTATATCTAGCTTCTATGTCTAAACTATAATAGTATTTTTTACTATTATTTTCACTTGAAGCAAATATTCCTAATCTTCTAAGAATAGGAAACCAAGAATTACAATATTTAATTTTTTTCTTATGAATAGCTTCATTAAATTTAGCAGAAGTAAACTCTCCTAAGAATTCAGTGCTAGTTAAAACATTTAGAATAATATCTAAACTTTCTTTTAATGATTCTGTATAAGCTCTGTTTAGTTTCATGATAAATAAAATTTAAAGTTAATAAATATAATTAAGTCACCAATGTTTGAATGATGATGTCTGTTTTTTATTTATATTATATATTATATTATATATATATTATATATTATATATATTATACTTCTAATATACTATTCCCTAGTTTTATATGAAATATTCTTTATATGGTTTATTAGCACATATCTTTTATCATTTTATATCTTCTTTCATCACATATAAAATATTGTTTTATATGGTTTACTGTTACATATAAAGTACAAGCCATATAAGATTTTCTTAATATGTTCTTTACACTACATATAAGTGTTGTTACATATAGAATATTCTACATATATTATTTTTGTTGCAGATAGATTTTGTATTATATAGAATCTAAGTGTAACATATTTATTAGAATATTATTTGGATTGTTAGAATATTTAAGTGTTTGTTAAAAATAGTGTTAAAATTTTTTGCACCAAAACAAGTTTGGTGCAATATTTAATTTAATATACCCAACAGTCTTCAGTAGTATCAGATAAAGCAAAACTACATCCTACTTCATCAAAGTATTGATCTTCTTCTTGTTCAATTATTTCTAATTCTTCCATAATGATAACAAATATTGATGGTTAATAACATAAGTAAAATCCACATTATAAATAATAGCCAATGAATGATAACATTGTTGTTTATATATTCAATAGCTGTCATATAAGCTAATGATTCAATTAGAATAAGTATGATACATTTCTTCATAGTATTATATTTAATGTCCAATGATTAGAATAAGATTATGTTTTTTATTTCAAGATAAATCTTATGAAGACTTAATCCCCATTGTCTCCATAAGAAATACCTTAATCTATTATTAGTGCTCTAATTCATATCCTCTAAGCACCATTAATGATAGTTTTACTGTGCTTTGTAACATTTCAATTTCACCATTCTTGATGTCTATCACTCTATTCAATCTCTCAATTTCTGATTCCAATTCTTGAATCTTTTGCTGTTGGGACATGTTTTCTTTTTCCATAATCTTTTGATTTTAAATTATTAAACATATTTCCCTAGCAAATTTTCTTCTTCTATTTTGATGGGGGGATACCACCAATCTCCAATAAATCTATGGGGATGTTTGTTATTGTAGTACTCTCTCATACACCCATCTCAATTTTTTAATTTCCCAACTTCCAAATTTCAATCTAAATTTGCAAAATCAAAAATATTATATTATCTTTGTAAGAAATTTTAAATATGAAAGCAAAGGGAGTAAAACAAATCACATTTAAAGGTAAGAAATACCTAGCTATTTTAATAGACAATTATTATTATGAAGTAGATAATAACAGTTATTTAACCTATAAAAAGATATGTTATAGTAAAGAAGAGATAGTAATAACAGATAATGGAGAATTAAATTAAAATGAAATCAGATATTATTTATAAAATAGGAACAGCAGAATTTAGAAAAAGATATATAGATCCTGCTATTAAAAGTGGTAAAATCACTTATGATTATAAGTTAAGATATGGAACACAAGCTTTTAGAGAAAAATGTATGGAACATGATAATATTGCAGATAAATTTGATTTTAGCACATGTACTTTTGAAGATTATACAGAGACTGGTAATAAAGTAATTTTAGAGAAAAAAATTGATAAAGATTCAATAACTATCAACTACAATAGACCATTTACTGAAAAACAAGTATATCCTGAAGATTATGTGGATTATGGGTTATTACTCAATATATATTTTGATAATCCAGAAGAAAAATTAATAAAATTTAAAGCAAATATAAATTCTAAAGGTTTTAAAGTATATTCTTATCCAGAATATTTTAACACTTATGGGTATACTGAAATGTATTTAGTTGAAACTGGCAATGAAGATTATCCAGAAGAATTATTTGTTAAGGAAATTAATATTTCAGGCAGTGCAGATTTTAATGAAACTTTTTATTTTGAAACTTCTTTAAAGCAATTTTATATTGAATGTTTGATATATAATAGTGGTAGTTTTAATGATTCATATGATAAAATTAAAGATGCTATAATAGGACTTGATGTATCTGGACCTGGAGAAGCAATAATTACTATAGAAAATCAATAAATTTTTATAAATTTATTTGGAATAGTCTAAAAATAATATTATCTTTGTATTATTGTTAAATTAAAAAGAAAAATATGATACAAACAATTTATATTGAGTTTGTTTTAAACAAACATAATAATACAGCTTTAGAAAGAGCTATTAGAAAAGCAGCTGCTAAAGAATACCAGAAGATGTTTAAAGGAACTAGAGTTAATTATATGGAAAGATTATTTAATAGAGTATCTTAATTATGGAAGAAAATAATTGGTGTAAAGAGACTGAGCCTGTTTTCTATTGTACTAAGTGTTTAAGCTTACATATTAAGAAAAATTCATATATAAGGAATGGAATTAAAAATGAAGGAAGTATATGTTGTAAATGTGGTTCTTTTAATATTAAGACTATTCCATTTAATAAATGGGTTAAATTAGCAGAAGATAAAGGTATTAAAGTAGAGAGGCCAGCTAAATGGGCATATAAATTAAATTTAAACATAAAATAAAATAACATGGAGAAGAAGACTAAAATGCAAGTAGTAGATAAAGAAGAAAATAAAAAAGTAAAATCTCAAGAAACATGTGAGGCCAATACATGTAAAGATGAAGGTCCAGTGCCATTGATGGAAGATGAAAATCCTGTTGCTCATATCACTAAACTATATGAAGAGAATAAATTTCTAAAGCAACAGCTTCATAATATCTCTAGACTAGAGATTATCTTAGAGGTTTTAAAGATTGGTAATTGGGATGAACAGTTTGAAAGCATACTAAGGAATGAAGTAAAAAAAGCTTTTGGATTACATGATAAGGAAAATAACAATCAAGAGTAATGAAGAAAATTTTCTTAGAAACTATCTAAAAGTTATCAGACCTATTAGTAAATTAACAGAGGGTGAAGAAAGAGTTTTAATTGTTTTAGAGAAATTGTGTAGAATAGAAAAAACAAGAAACTTATTTAAAATTGTTAAACTCAATAAACCAATAATATGTGAGCAGCTAGGGATTACACAAAGATCTCTAGCTACTCTTTTATCTTGTCTTAGAAAGAAACAAGCTATAATTGATGGGGAATTAAATCCTAGTATAGTTTTATTTGATGATTTTTATAAATATGAAGATTTGACACTAAAGCTAGAATTTAAACATGAATAATATATATAGAGAAGCTTCTAAGAAATTTAATATTACACAAGCTCAAGCAGAAAACATCTATTTAAGTGTTTTTAAGTTTATTAAAAACACTATAAAAGATTTAGACTATAATAATATAGAAGATCAAAAACATTCTTTTATATTGCCTCATTTAGGTAAAATAAGGGTAAATGTAGAGAGAGTAAAAAAATTCACAGAATTATATAAAGAAAGAACAAATGGAGAAGATTGTACCTATTCATAATGCTATTATAACCACAGCAAATAGATATACTAAAGAAGATATTGATAAAACAGAATCTGGATTAATTCTTTTAGATAAACAAGAAGGAGTTATTAAACTTAGACAAACTATTTTAGCTGTAGGGGGTACAGCTAGTAGAGAATTAAAAGTAGGAGATGTGGTTGAAATTAATCCTAAAAATTATATTAGGAGAGAACAAAAGAAGAAAGCTTTTCAACCTGATCCTTCCAAAGAGGAATATGGTTGGGAATATTTTTTAGATCTACCTATTGAAAAATCAGAAGATCAAGAGATTCTTTTTCTATATGATTCAGATGTTAGATATAAAGTAATAACAGAGGAAGCTTAAAGCTTCCTCTTTTTTTGTTTATTATGAAATTATTTAAATTAGAAAATTGGAAAGTAGAAATAGCTCCAGAAGCATTAACTATAGTAGACTTTAAGGAGCTAGTTAAGAGAGATAAATCTAAAACAAAAGAACATGCTATAAATGAATTATCATTTATTTTTTTCTTTTGTGATAGTAGATCTGATTATCTTTATATAGATGATCCTACAGAAAGAATGGAAGCTATTAAGACAGATTTAAATTTACCTAAAAAATGGAAGCCAGATGAACTTGTAACTAAAGCTATGAACACTTATCTTAAATTAAGTGTAACTATTTTTTCTACAGCATTAGATGATGTTAGAGTCGCTATTAGAAAGATAACTCAGAATTTAAGAGAGGCTGATTATAAAAATATGGATACTAATGAAATTAATAAATCTACAAGTTCTATTAAACAAGTGGGACCTTTATTAAAAGAGTTTAAAGAGCTAGAAAGAGAAGTACTAGCTGAAATTGAAGAAGACTCTATTACATCTAAAGATAGAACTATTCTAGACAGTGGATTTAAAGCTTTTAATGATATAGAAACTTTAAAAGGAATACAAGATGGTAACTAATGCTGTAAATACAGAATTAACTCCTGAGTTTCTAGAAACATTAGCTAAAGAAGAAAGAACAGAACTATTAGACTATTTAAATAATTATCCATTTATAAGATGGATGATATCTCCAGATAGACCTTATGCTAAAGATCTAGAAAGAGATTCAGAAGGTAAAATTATAGTTAATGTAGTTAAGCCTCACATATTAGAGAATATGGATTATTTTAGGAAACCTGCATTAGCTTTTAAAAAACATGGTAAATATACTAATTTAAGACCTAATGGTAATCCAAATAGTCCATATATGAAATGGTTAAGAAAAGAAGTTCTTAAATGTTGGTATGGATGTAAAAGACCATCAGATGGTGAATGGATTACTGGTTATCATTATTTTTATTTAAACTATTCTCCAATAGAAAGAGCAACAGCTAATATTAAAGATACTAATGCTGTAAATAGGGTTGTTGATTTTCCTGATATCTATGATGGAGATTATATATTCTTTCATTATATAAATCAAGCTAGATATGGAGGAATGTATAATGAATACAAAGGAGGTCAACATTCAGCTTTAATAGCAGCCAGAGGAAAAGGAAAATCTTTTAAAGTAGCATCTATGGCTACTAGAAATTTTATCTTAGGAGAAAACAAAGAAGTATGTGAAAAAGTAAAATCTGTTGTTGTAGCTAGTAATACAGAGTATTTAAGAAAAGATGGTACTCTGAATAAGATATTAGCTATGACAGATTTCTTAGCTTTAAATACACAATATCCATCTAGTAGATTAAAATCTTCTAATCAAGAAATGCATTGGATTATGGGATTTAAGGATACTAGAAATAAAGATGTAGCTTTAGGAACTAGAAATGAAATTATAGGATTATCACTAAATAATGATTCTGATAAAGCCAGGGGAAAGAGATCTCATTTAATGATATGGGAGGAGTTTGGTATGTTTCCTGGTTTTATAGATGCATGGAATACTAGTAGACCTAATGTAGAAGAAGGTGGATATTCTTTTGGACAAGCAATTGCTTTAGGAACTGGAGGTACAGAAGGATCAGATTTTAGTGGTGCTTTAGAAATGATTTATAATCCCTTAGGATATAATGTTTATGGAGTTCCTAATATGTTTGATAAAGGAACATCTGGAGGTTCTAAATCTATTCTCTTTATAGGAGAATATATGAATAGAAAAGGATGTTATGATAAAAATGGAAATTCAGATGTTATTAAAGCTGTTTTAGAAGAAGTTAAAGAAAGAGTATTTATCAAATATAATTCTACAGATCCTTCTACTATTGCACAAAGAATAGCTGAACATCCTATGTCTATTCAAGAAGCTGTAATGAGAAGAGATGGTACATTATTTCCTGTAGCTGATTTGACAGACCATCTTAATTATATAGAATCAAATAAAATAGAATGGCATAGAGGTCATTTAGTTGGAGAACTATATCAAGATCCTGAAGGAAATATTTCTTTTAGACCAACAGATGATGATCCTATTAGAGATTTTCCCTTAAAAGATAATAGACATAAAGGAGCATTAGAAATATATGAATTGCCTAAAGAAGTTAATGGAAAGGTGCCTAGTTATAGGTATGTTGGTGGTATTGACCCTATTGATGATGATCATAGTACAACTGTATCTCTTCCCAGTATATTTATCCTTGACATGTTCACTGATAGGATTGTAGCTGAATATACAGGTAGACCTGATTTTGCAGATGATTTTTATGAAATATGTAGAAGATTAGCTATTTTCTACAATGCCTCATTAAATTATGAAAATGATAAAAAAGGTTTATTTACATATTTTTCTAATCATCATTGTACTCATTTACTATGTGACACTCCAGATATTTTAAGAGATGTAGAATTAGTAAAATCTTCTATGTATGGTAATAAGTCTAAAGGTACTAATTCAGGAAAACAAGTAAATGCTTATGCTAGAAGATTGATTAGAGACTGGCTATTAATGCCTGTAAAACAAACTAAAGTTGAATTAGATGAACATGGTGATGAAGTAGAAAAGATTACTACTGTTAAGAATCTACAAAGATTAAGAGGAATAGCTCTGATAAAAGAACTTATAATGTGGAATCCTGATATAAATGCAGATAGAGTTTCTGCTTTAGGTATGTTAATGATTATTAGAGAAAATAATATGAAATATCTTCCAGGAGAAGGAACATCTATTGGTAAAAAAGCTAGAAAGAATTATTTAGGTAATGATCCATTCTTTACTAGTAATTTTGCTAATAATTCTTTTTGGTAATTTAGCTATAAAAAACTCAATTTTTTCAAATAAAATCATATAACTTTTCTTAAAAAGTTATATATTTGCAAAATATTAGAAACAAATAAAATATGGAATTAACTATTAGTGGATTTCCTAACCAGAAATTACCTTTTTCTAAGAAAGGTAAAGAGTGGAGGAAAAGAGTTGTTGATTGGGCTGATAAAAGATCCTACTTCTTTGACTCTGTTGTTAGAAAAGCTTTTATTAATAAAAAAATCAATTATGATTTAATTAATGGAAAGCTTCATCTAGATGATTTAAAGTTAATTCTAAATCCTGATAATATCAAAGCCTCTTATATTCCTAGTAATATTCAACACTATCCTATTATGAATAGTAAATTGAATGTATTAGCTGGAGAAGAAAAAGAAAGAAGATATGAATTCAAAGTAATAATTACTAATCCTGATGCTATTTCAGAACTTGAAATTAAAAAAAGAAAAGAGCTTTCAGAAGCTTTATCTTCCCTCCTAGAAGAAGCATCACAAGATGAATCTATCTTGGATAAAGAATTAAAATCTCTTTCAGATTCTTTTAGATATGATTGGTCAGATATAAGAGAGATAAGAGCAAATCAATTATTAAATCATTATTATAAAGAATTAAAACTAGATGTTAAGTTTAATGATGGTTTCATGGATGCAATGATTGTTGGTGAAGAATTATACCAATGTGATATTGTATCAGGAGAACCTATAGTAGAAAGACTTAATCCTAGAAAAGTTCATGTATTTAAAAATGGATATTCTAATAAAATAGAAGATGCAGATTTAATAATTTTAGATGACTTTTGGGCTCCTGGAAAAATATTAGATTATTATTATGATGATCTTTCTGATAATGATGTTAAAAAGTTAGAAGAATATTCTCCTTTTGCTGATTCATCTGAAGGATTAAATTTATATGATGATACTAAACTATTTGTTCCAAGATTCTCTTATTATGATGATAATAATATTGATTTAGATTTTGCTTTTCAATCTGGAACAACTACACCTTCTTCTAACTATTATGATAATTTGGGTAATATTAGAGTATTAAGAATATTCTGGAAAAGTAAAAGACTTGTTTTGAAAGTTAAGAAATATGACTTAGAAACAGGAGAACCTTACTATGACTATTATCCTGAAGATTATAAAGTAAATGAAGCTCTTGGTGAGGAAGCTGAAAAACAATGGATTAATGAAGCATGGGAAGGAACTAAAATAGGTAGAGATATTTATATTAATATCAGACCTAGAAAGATCCAATATAATAGAATGTCTAATCCATCCAGATGCCATTTTGGTATTATTGGTTCTGTCTATAATCTTAATGAATCTAGAGTCTATTCATTAGTAGATATGATGAAACCATTTCAATACATGTATGATGCAGTACATGATAGATTAAATAAAGCTATTGCTAGAAACATGGGTAAAATTGTTAAATTAGATTTAGCTCTTATTCCTGATGATTGGGAGATAGATAAATGGATGCATTTTGCTTATGTTAATGGTATTGCTGTAGTAGACTCTTTTAAAGAAGGTAATGTAGGTGCTGCTACTGGTAAATTAGCAGGTTCTCTTAATAATAATAGTTCTGGAGTTATAGATGCTGAAACAGGTAATTATATACAACAGCATATAGCTTTATTAGAATTTATTAAACAAGAGATGTCTAAGATAGTAGGTATTACAGATCAAAGAGAAGGAGCAGTTCAAGCTTCAGAAACTGTTGGTGGTGTACAAACATCTGTTAGACAAAGTACTTATATTACAGAAAGACTATTCTTAATTCATGATGATGTTAAGAAAAGAGTACTAGAAGCTTTATTAGAAACTGCTAAAATAGCAATGAGAGGTTCTAGTAAAAAATATAATTTTATTTTAGATGACTTTTCTAGAGAACTTGTAACTATTAATGGAGATGAGTTTGCTGAATGTGATTATGGTTTAGTAGTTGATAATTCTATGAACACTTTAGAATTAACACAGAAATTAGATACATTAGCACAAGCAGCTTTACAAAATCAAGCTTTATCTTTCTCATCTATTATTAAGATTTATAATAGTAAATCTTTAGCTCAAGTACAAAGAACTATTGAAATTGATGAAGCAGATATTCAAGAAAGACAACAACAGCAACAACAAGCTGAACAAGAATTGGCTCAATCTAAATTAGAACAACAAGCTCAAATAGAACAAGCTAAATTAGATCTTGAGAAATATAAAATTGATCAAGATAACCAAACTAAAATTCAAGTGGCTACTATATCAGCTTTAGGTTATTCTGAAGATAAAGATGTTAATAATAATAATGTTCCTGATGTAGTAGAAATGAATAAATTAGCATTAGAAGAAATGAATGCTATGGAAACTAACTCTTTAAAAAGAGAAGAACTTAGAATTAAAGAGAAGGAAGTTGAAACTAAAGCTCAAACTGAAAAATATAAAGCAGATAAGAGCTTAGAAGTTGCTAGAGAAAATAAAAATAAATATGATACTAAAACCAAAGAGACATGAATGAAGGAATTATAATGGCTGTAGTAACTCTAGTAACTAATACAATAACTTACTTTGTTACTAATAAATATAAAAGAAAAAAAGAGTCTTTTGAAGTTATTAAAGAGTCTAGTGATTACTATTTAAATACAAATAATGCTCTTCTAAAAGAGATAGAAGAAAGATCTAAACAAATTATTGAATTAAATGGTAGAATAATTATCTTGGAAGAAGAAAATAAATCTCTACAAGTACAATTAGAAGTCACAAAAAAGATTTGTGAAGATAATGCTAAAACTATTAATGAGTTAAAATCATTAGTAGAATCATTAAAACATTTGAGTAAATTATAAAATATTAAAGGAGAAGAAGAATGAATGATGTAGATATTTTAGGTCTTAATGATTTTATGGAAATTCTTCCAGATGAAATTGAAGAGACTGAAGAAAATAAAGAAGAAATTGAAACTTCAGAAGAAGAACCTGAAGGTGAAAATAAAAATAATACTAGTGAGGATGATAATCCAGGGGGAGTAGCTAGTGAGGATCAAGAAGCAGAGGAGGAAGAAGAACAAACTGTTGAGGAAACAACTTCTTCTCCAAATCTCTACAATACCCTAGCAAATGCTCTCAAACAGGAATCTGTCCTCCCTGATCTTGATCTAGAGAATAAAGAATTAAAAAGTTGGGATGATTTCAAAGATGTATTTAAAGAATACATTGAAAAAGAAGTTGAATCCAAACTAGATGAAACTGACAAGTTTATTAAAAAAGCTATTGAGAATGGAGCTGATACAAAAGAAATTTTGCAATATAAGAATAGCTTAGATTACTTGGAAAGTTTAACAGAAGATCAATTGAAAGAAGAAGGACAAGATGGTGAAGCATTAAGAGCAAATATTATCTATCAAGATTATCTTAATAGAGGAATGTCTGAAGAAAAAGCTAAAGCTAAAGTTAAAAAGATATTTGATAGAGGAGATGATATTGATGAAGTATTTGATGCTCTAGAATCTAATAAAGAATTTTTTAATTCTAAAATAGAAGAAATTAATGCAGAAGCTGAAGAGAAAGCTAAGAAATTAAAAAAAGAACAAGAAGATTTCTATAATGATTTATATGAATCTATTTCTAAAGATAGAGAACCTATTAAAGGAATTAAAATCACAGAAGAGACTTCTAAGAAAATTTTAAACACTCTTAAAAAACCTATTGCTAAAGATGATAATGGAAGACCATTAAATGCTGTTCAAAAATATGCAAAAGAAAATCCAAAAGATTTTCAAAAAGTTATTGGAACATTATTTGTCTTAACTGATGGTTTTAAAAGCTTTGACAAAATTATGAAAGCAACAAAAAAAGTTGCTAAAAAGAAAGCTGTAGATGATTTAGAAAGAGTACTTACTTCTCAACCTATTGGCTTATCAGACAATCCTTTACCTTTTAATTCAAAGTCTTCTGGTATCTATGGAAGAGATTGGGATATTGTCCTTGATTAAATATTATAATAATTAATTGAATAAAAATGATTGGAAAGTATGTAATGAGAGAAGCCAAGACCTTAAATGGTTTGGTTTCAGATAATGCTTTGGCTTCTATTTTTCAGAGTGCCCCTCAAAAAGCTTCAAATCTTATGATTAAATTACTCTATGCAAATAGAGGTATGTCTCTTGAAAGAAATTTGATGAGATTCCCTGTTAAATATTTTGAAACAGATGATGATTATACTTGGGAACTTATTGGTTCTTCTAGGAGAAATATTGCTTTGGTTGAAGCTAGATATAATGGTACTGTTGTTGAAGCTGATGACTTTAATGTAGGTATTGGTGGATCTACTATCGAACTAGTATTCCCTGAAAACTATTTCTTTGATGGTTACATTATTGTGGGTGAAAAGAATGAGGAATATCCTTTTAGAATTCTTGAAGAGCCTAGAGTAGAAGGTACATATTATGTTTATAAAGTAGAACTTACAGGTAAGAATAAACAGAATGGTTGTCCTGGTGAAGAGCTAGTTGGAGGTAAAAGATTCTCTGATGAATATGCTCCTGTAGAAAGAGAGATGAGTAGAAAAGTTGGTGATGTAAGATATGCAACTCCATTCTCTATGAGAAATGAATTCTCTACTATTAGAATTTCTACTAAGGTAGCTGGAAATAAGATGAATAGAAAACTTGAAACTGGTATTCCTGTAATGACTAAGGAAGGTAAACTTCAAGTTAATAAAATGTGGATTCATCAAGTAGACTGGACATTAGAGGAACAATTTGCTAAAGATAAATCTCATGTATTGATGTATGGAGTCTCTAATAGAGATGAACATGGTGAATATTATGACTTTGGTAAATCTGGTAATGTCATCAAGATGGGTGCAGGTATCAGGGAACAAATGAGTTATGGTAATGTTGTTTACTATAATAAATTTGATCTTAAACTATTAGAGAAAGCTCTAGTAGATCTATCTGTATCTAAACTTGATATGAAAGATAGGAAATTTATTTTGAGAACTGGTGAATATGGAGCAATCCAATTTAATAAAGCTGTTCTAGATGTAGTATCAGGATGGTCTGCATTCTCATATTTGAGAGGTTCTGATCAACCTGGAATTATCTCTAAAGCTAATTCTAATTTACATCAGACTGCTTTAACTGCTGGATTCCAATTTGTTGGTTATAGAGCTCCTAATAATGTAGAAGTGTTCTTGGAAGTAGATCCATTCTATGATGATCCAGTAAGAAATAAAGTTCCACATCCTGATGGAGGTGTTACTGAATCTTACAGATATGATATTCTTTATATTGGTTCAACAGAAGAGCCAAATATCCAAATTGCTAAGATTAAAGGTGAGGAGGAACATAGAGGATATCAATGGGGCTTCAGGAATCCTTTCACAGGCCAAATGAATAACAATAATATGTCATTTGATGAAGACTCTTGTGTGATCCATAAGATGGCTTCTTTAGGAGCATTTATTTTAGATGCTGAGAGAACTATGAGTTTAATTTATAGAGCTGTTTAATTGAATAGGGGAGGATTATTCCTCCCCAAATATATTTAAGGAGAAGAAGATGGTAGAAACAAAATCAAAAGGGATTGTATCTTGTTTAAAAGATAATAAAGTCATTGTTAGATTTATTAGGAAACCAGATGGGTTTGTTACTAATCCTAAAAATCCTCAATATGGAGGATTATCTATGGGAGCTAGTATTGTATTAACAGTCCCAGTATTAAGAAATGGTTCTTATAAAAATGTTTTGACAGATAATGAAAAAGCATTCTTGGAGGAAACACTAGGACTTGAATCAGGTGCTTTATCTGTACATAGAAAAGAGAACAATTATTGGGATAATTTTAATGTAGCTTTAAAAAAAGAAGATACTACATTTAATCTAAGTGATCCTATTGACTATATTAAATATAAAGTAGTTGTTAATAATACTGATTTAGTAGCTCCTTCATTGGAAGATCTTCAATCTAAGAAGTTAGGTACTTGGAGATTTGTAATTATTAATGAAGGAGAGGAATTAGCTCAGAAAACAGCTGTTGCTAATGCTAGAGCACAAGCTTATATTTTGCTAGGATCTATTAAAGAGAATAAACCTAAAGTTAAAACTATTGTACAGTTATTGACTAATAAACCTATTAATAACAATACTAAATTAGATCAACTGGTTGTATGGGCAACAGAAGAAATTGAAAAGGAACCCAAGAAATTTTTACAGATTGCTAATGATGAATTCTTAGATACTAAGATTAATATTATTGAAGCAATAGAATATGGAATAATGAAGAAAAGAGGAGACTTTTATTTCATGGCAGATAATACACCAGTATGTGAAAAAAATGAAGAGCCTACACTAGATAATTGTGTTAAATTCTTGAATAGTCCTAAGAACCAAACAATTTATCTTAAATTACAATCTCAAATCAAAAATGCTCAAGAATAATGAATAATTCTAAAGAATGGATAGAGAGTTTTAATTTACATTATAATAATTCTGATAAGTCTGCTCCTGAGTTGAATTCTTATGAAATATCTTTGTTTCTAACACAAGCACAGGATGAAATTGTAAAAGAATTTTATTCTGGTAAGAATATATACCATGAAGCTGTGGATAGTACAGAACATATAAGAACAGCTTTGGAATATCTTGTTAGAACAGAAACATTGAATCCATTAGAATTATCTAAATATAGAGGCTATAATCAAGCTAGATTTAAGACTGCAGATAATATCTGGTATCCAATTAATGAACAAGTAATTATACCTAATTGGCCATTAACTATCTTAGTTATTCCTACTACATGGGATGAATTAAATGTTAATCTTATTAATCCTTTTAAAAAACCCAATGAAAGGAAAGTATTTAAATTAACTAAGAATGATGGCATCTATATTATCTCTAGTAAAGAACCTACTAGCTATGAAGTAACTTATTTAATAGAACCAGAACCTATAATACTAGAAGATCTTTCAACTGGATTATATGAAGGTATGGGATTATCTATTAAAGGAGAGACTAAAGAAACTCTTTGTAAATTAGGTTCTAATATACATTTAAATATATTGAATAGAGCTGTAGAATTAGCTTTAAGAGATTATAATCCCTCTAATTTAGAAGCTCATGTTCAATTAAATCAAAGAAACTTTTAAAAATAATATATAAATGAGTGCTTTATCAAATCAACAGGTAAGACATATGTATGTTGTTACTGGAGCATCTTCTGCTGCTGCTCCTTCTAATTTTACTTCAGCTACTACTGGACAAGCTGCTGTATTTAATGATCTTGGAAAAAAGACTGCTGGCAACTATGCATATTTCTTATATAAAAATAATAAAGGATATATCTCTAAAACAGATAATATCTATAAAGATCAAGTAGTATATGCTAAGACTACTGATTATGCTCCAGAATCATTTAAAGAAGTAATTGTAACTCCAGTTAATGTAACTGCTGGTGTTAAATATGTTCTTGAAATTCAATTCTTGGATTGGTATTCAGTAAGTCCTGAAAATCAATATTTTAAGTTAGCATCTTATACTGCTAAAACTGGAGATGATGCAGAAGCTGTAGTTGATGGTCTTGTTAAAGATCTAGCTTATCAGTTTATGCATGAAACTGGATCTTTCACTTCATCTTTCCAGTATACTCCTAAAGGTGGATCAGCTATTAATCTTCCTGGAAATAAATATTTAGAATTCTCTAAAAGTGGTGCTACTACTGCAGCTACTTTAGTAATTAAAGAGAAGGAACAATATTCTAATAAAGATAAAATTCCTGCAAAGAAACTTTTGTTCAATGTTACTATTCCTACTGGTGAGGGAGAAATGACTACTGAAGATAAGTTTATTGATTCTGCAGGTACTGAAGTTAAATATCATAGTCTTGGTCAAGGTAATGGTAAAGTTATTGCTGAACAAGAATGGTTCTATTTAGGAGAAAGAGGAGATATCTATAGAAATATGGGCTATCCCAATAACTTTGAAACTTCTTACATGGCAGATGCATCTAAAGGCTATGTAATGGTAGATATTACTTTCTTCTATCAAGGACATAATGAAGATGTACAGAAATCACAAAAACAATTGTATTTTGTATTCCCATTTGATCTAGATGGAAATAAAAAACCAGTAAAAGTTAGTCATAATGCTGCTAAAGCTGCTGCTAAGACTTTAACTGATACTTTGGGGACTATTCTAGGAATTACTATTAATTCTTTGTCTCCTACAGATTAATATATAACATGGGGAGATGGTGTAATACTGTCTCCCCTTTTTTATTTTAACTATGGTAGAAATACATGAATGTAGAGTGTCTCCATTAGGAGATGGAATTTTTCTCTGGACTAATGTAATAGATGGTCCAGATTATGCCAATGTCTTTCTAGAAAAGATAGCCATTGTGCAGTATGATAAATTTACTATAGATTATCCTGATAAGCAAAATATTTTAGTTGAACTCACTGGAGAAAATTTAGGTGAAGATAGAAAAGAAGTTAAAATGACTATTTCTAGTGCAGCTTTTGATTTTGAAAGGTATTTTTATTTTGTTTATATTAAAACTATTGGGCAACCTACTTCTAATAATGGAACAGAGACTTACTGTGATTCAGATCTAGTAATTTCAGCTGCTGTTAATCTTTTACCACTTTATCACACTAAAATTAAATTACTTAAAGAATATGTAAAAACATGTGGTAAAAATGAACAGTTAATTATAGATATTATTTTAAAAGAAGAAATTTTTAAGAATTCTCTAACTTTAGGAGAATTTTCTACATCTGTTCAAATATGGGATGATCTATTAAACTATGATCTAGCTCAAGCTAATCATAAAACCTCATATGAGGGATATAAAAATGTACAAAATAACAAACAAATCACACTATGATAAATACATTAACAACTTTGTATTCATCATTAAAATCATATTATAATAATCTCATTGTCTATGGTCATTCCTATGAAAATAGGAAACTTGTTATTTTAAAAGGTGTTTTGGATGTCATTAAGGAGTTAAGATGTTATTCCTATACTTCTAATCAAGATATCACAGATATTTATTCTATAGTAGAATATATAGTTAATTCTTCAGATATTTTTAAAAAGGAATATACTCCTACCAATAATGTAACTAATTATTTTAAAGATGTTCCTTCACAATTTTATCCTAAAGGAGAATATAATATTAAAGAATCATTAGTAACAGTAATTGCTAATACTACAGCTTTTAAATATGATGGAGAAGGAACAGTATTTCCTAATGAAATAAATCTTCAAGCTGTAGCTTATAATTTTACTCCTTCCACTAATTCAGCTAGAAAATGGGAATATTCTAATGGTGGTACTTATAAAATTATTGAAGGAGCAACATCTGATAATTTAACTATAACTCCAGATTCAGCATTATGGAATAATACTGATATGATTTCATTAAGATATACTGTTAATGATATCTATACTAACCAACTAACAATCTTTAAAGTTAGAGATGGTTATGGAGCATATAGTGTAGAAATAACTTCTTCTAATGGTAATATCTTTCAAAACAATAGAATAGATACTGAATTATCAACACATGTATATATAGCAGGTTCAGATATTACTGACACTATTCCAGCTGAAGAATTTAGTTGGAAAAGAATTAGTGATGATCCTACATCAGATACTCAATGGAACAATAAAAATCTTAAAGGTAAAACTATAAGGATTACTAATAAAGATGTTAAAAAGAAAGCTACATTTATTTGTACTGTTGTTATAGATGGTGCTAAGATCATGAATGGTCAAATTACTATTGTTGATCAACTAGATACAACATATATTAGTGCTACCTTAGAATCTAATAAATCTTTAGTTCAATTATATAATACAGAAGATGGTAAATTAAATCCTGATTGGACTGTTTATCCTTATTTAGTCTTAACTCCAGGAGTATGGTCAGGAGATCCTAATGATAATCTTCTTATATCTCAAAAAGAAAATATTAAAGACTTTAAATGGACTAAGAATGGATTATCTATAGAAAACAGTCCTACTCATGTTATAGATGAAAATCAAGTTCTTACTATTAAAACAAATGAATTAACTCTTAATCCTAATATTAGATATGGATTTTATGGAATCTATGTAGATCCATTAACTAAGGCTGAAACACCTTTTTATTCATCTTTATCATTTGTTAGAGTAGAAACTTCTGGAGTTACTATTCAGGCAATAATGTTATATCCATTAGGAAGTATTTTTAAAAATGATGATGTAGATTTCTTAAAAGCTCATTGTGACTTATGGAGAGGTTCTTATATAGATGATACTGATGTTGAATATAAATGGTTTATTGAAAAACCTGGAGTATTTGATCCTAAATTTACATCTACAGCTGCAAAGACTGGAGATAATGTATTACATCTAGATAATACCACAGGAATGGTTAGAGATTCTAACATAAGAATCTTAGGATATGATTATGTGGTAGCCACAGTAAATTCTTCTACAACTATAGTTTTAACAGAAACTTTAAAACAAGATGTTCCTAGTGGTACTAGAATTTATAATCCTTATTATAATAGTAGTGGAGGAATAGGATGGGCTTATATTGATGAAGTAAATAATTTTGGAGTTACTGGATATACTACTAATGAAATTACTATTCCAGAATCTACTGTATTAAATTTTGCAACATTTAAATGTGTTATTACAGATTTAGATTCAAAATCTATTACTTATAATCAATCTGTATATGCTACAGCTTCATTCTTAGATCAACAAGATCCTTTACAAATATCTTTTAATACTCCTGAAGGTACAATATTTAAAAACAAAACAGGAACTATTACAATAGAAGCTGAAGTATGGAGAAATGGTGAAGAATTAGATGAAGATGGATCAACATATATTTATGATTGGATTCAATATGATAAAAATGGACAAGTTATTTCTACTTTCTCTAGAATAAACAAAACTATTTTAATAACACCAGATGATGTTGATTCTAAATCTACTTTTGAAGTTAGATTGAAGAATTCTGTAGGTCAAGTGATAGCTAAAGGTAGAATTACTATTGTTGACATTATTGATGGTAGTAATAGTATTATAATATATACTAGAGATATGCTTGAACCTATCCAACCTAGAGGAGCTAGTCCAGCAGGATGGAATGTTAATCCTAACACATTTGATGAATGGTATGGGTTATTATGGCAAGCATTTAATATAAATAATCTAACTGGAGAACCTTCAGGTGAATGGACTCCTCCATTATTAGCAGATGAATATACTACTAATATGTTTTTTAGATTCTTATGGAATGAAGGTACAGGAGATTATAGTAAATATCTTCAATATGGAACTAATGCTAATAATAAAAGGGAGATATTACCTACTCCATTTAATATGCCAGATGTAGTATGGAAATGTATTTCTACTGCTGATGGTGATACAGATGGAGGTTTTTATGTTCCAAATATACCTATTTATCATCATCTTACTTATAGATACTCTGTATGGGTAAAACAGATGCAAAGAGATGGAAACATCTTATTTGGATGTGATCCTAATACTTCATTATATTCAGGGCAAACTTCTGATGGTTTATTCTGGGGAGGTGATTTACCAGAATTAAATAAATGGTATTTATTAGTAGGTTATATTAATAGTTCAGAGGACAATACAGGAGAAAAATCTGATGCTGGTATATATGATCCTAAAACAGGCAGAAAAGCTTCTGATACAGTTAAATTTAGAACTTTTAAATTTAAAAACACTGATGAAGTTCAAATGTTTAGAGCTTATCAAAGCAGTGCTTTAGGAATAGGTACTGAAGTGCATTTTTGGGGTCAGAGATTAGATCTATGTAATAATAGAGAACCTTCTATTTCTGAATTATTAAAACAAACAGCTATTGGTACTCCTGCTAGAAGTGTAGAGATACAAGGAGATCAATTATTTAAATATAAAGATGATTTTCAAGGAGATCCTATTCCTAATGTTATTAATATAATAGCTTTAACACAAAATATTCTTGATCCTCAATATATATGGAGATATAAAACTGAAAACACCAATTGGACAGTAATAGAAGATACTACTAATTCTTTAACTATTAGTCCTAATGACCCTAAGATGGGATGGAGCAATGATAATACTTATGTTACTTATAGAGTAGATGTAGGAGATTATTATGATACTCATACTATTGTTAAAATAACTGATGGTATTAATGGAATTAATGGAGCTGATGGAGTTGATGGAACATCTATTGTTTGGAAAGGAGAATTTGAATCTCATCCAGTAAATCCAGAAAATGGTTGGGCTTATAAGAATACTACTGATGGTAAAAGTTATGTTTTCCAAAGTGGTGTTTGGTACCAAATGACTGTTGATGGTATTAATGGAAAAAATGGGGAAGATGGTCTTAGTATTGAATGGAAAGGTGAATTTAGAGATCCTCCCTCAAATCCTCAAATAAATTGGGTTTATAGAGATTTAGATAATGGTAAAGTTTATATTTATAATGGAACAGCTTGGACATTAATGGTTACAGATGGTTCTGATGGAACTGATGGAACTGATGGTTCAAATGGTTTTAGTGTTTATATAACATATCATGATTCTGAACTTAAACCTAATAAACCAACAGGAGATGGTACTACTGGTGGTTGGCATACTGATACTACTGATAATGTTATTTGGATGTCTCAAAAAGTAGCTCCTTCTGCAACTGAAGGTGAATGGGGTGATCCTATTAAAATTGTTGGTGTTGATGGTTGGTATACTGATTTTAAATATGCTTTAGGAGAAACTGTGCCAACTATTCAGTTTCCTAGTGGAAAAAGTCCAGGAGCAAATTGGTATGATAATCCTCCTCAACCTACAGGAAATCAATTTGTTTGGATGACTAAAATTCTAAAAAATCCAATTACATTTGAAGTTAAAGAAGGAGAACAATGGTCTACACCAGTTAAAATGACTGGAGATAGAGGAGAAGATTCTTATTCTGTTATAGCAGACTCTGAATATCATGATTTATTAGTTGAATCAGGAACTAAAAATGAAATTGATTCAAGTTATTTTACTCCAGAAAAATCAGGTACAACATTAACAGTATTAAAAGGAACAGTTCCTTTAACTTATAATGCTGCTAATACTACAACTCCTAGTAAAGGATTTTATTCTATTACAATAGACAAAATAGATGAAGGACTTTCAGTAGAAAAAACAGGAGAAGGTGTTATATATCCAACTGCTTTTGATAGTAGTAAGCTAATTTTACATGTAACTATTAAAGTTTACTGTGAAGATTCTGGAATATATTTTATAAAGACTCTTTCTTATAGAAAAACTAATGAAGAGAATTTTTATGTGGAAGATGCTCTTAAATATACTACTAATATAGAAGGAGGACTTATATTATCTACAAGTATTAGATTAGGACATACAACTAGAATAGATGATTTCTCAGTAACATTTACTGATGAAAAAGCTGGAATGTATGGAGGTAGTGATCTTCCAGGAATGGGATTTATAGACAAAACTGTTAGAATATGGTCTGGAGGTACATTAGAATCTGCTCAATTATGGTCAAATGAATTTGAAAATTATAAAGATGATCCTGATCATTGGAGATCATATATTCCTCCAGGGTCTACTTTTGTAGTAAGACAAGATGGAAGTGTTTTAGCTAAAAATGGATTATTTTTAGGAACTGTAATTGCTGATAATGGATATTTTAATGGAACAATACATTCTTTTGATGGTCAAATTGGAAATTTAAAAATTAATGCTGATGGTTCTTTTGGACAATCAGATGGTAATTTTTATGTAGATTCTAGTGGTAATCTTACTGCTAATAATGCAAATATTAGTGGAATGTTACATGTTACTGAAGGAGGATCTATTGGTGATATGTCTGTAAAAGAAAACTATATGGAATATTTAAGCCCATTAATAGATTCTTCTACTAGAGCAGGCATTCAAATAGGTCAATTATCTAATACTGATAGTTGGGGAATATCTTTAAGTTCTTATACTAAGAATGGAAATGAATGGGTTTGGGGTTTTTCATTAGGAGCTTTTTTATTTGACTTTTCCAATCATACTAATAAAGTTTATATGTTTAATGGTGAAGCTGATGCTTTATCAGTTAGTAATTTAGCTACAATTAAAAATTGTAGAATAGATAATAGCTTATATTTTAGAACAGATACTCATACTTATACTTATGATAAAGAAGTTTGGGCACCTGATCCATCTACTGCTATATGGATAGCAAATGGTGGTGGTGGACAAAAAAATATAAGTGTTCCTACTGGATTATCTATAGGAACAGTAAGATGGGCAATCTCTAATGGAACTAGTGGAAAATTTGGTATTCAATCTGCAGGAAATGAAAAATTTGTAAGTGAGGGAAGAGATAGAAGTTGGTTAGTTATGGATAATGCTGGAGATAGTGTTATGTTAGTAAAAATATCTTCTTATCAATGGGCATGTTTTCCTACAATCTTTACAAAAGGAAGTTTTGGAGACTCATAAAAATATAAATACTATGAAACTAAATATAAAAGAAAGATTAATGATGTTAGAGTTGCTCCCTGAAAAGGGGGCTCTCTTAACTATGACTAATAAGAGAAATATAATTAAGAAAGTAGATTTTAGTTCAGAAGAAATTGAGACTTTTGAAATTAAACAAAATGAAAAAGGTATCACTTGGAAAAATGAAGAAAAACCTAAAGATGTTGATTTCAATAGTGAAGAACTAAAACTATTAAAAGACTCTGTTGATGAATTAGATAAAAATAGTTCAATTACAGATGCTATTTTTGATTTATGTGTTAAAATTAAAGAAGCTTAAAATGAGCAATATCAATATAGATATTTTTGATCCTGCTACTATTGCAGAATTAAGAATGAGATTTCAAACATGTCCAAGGAGGATAACTTCAGAAGACTATAAATATCTTATTGATGTTCTATCTAAAATGATTGATACTATAGAAATTGCTGCTGAAGAAATTATAAATAATAAGAATTGTTATTTTGGTATTTCAGCATCTCAAAATATATCAGATATTCATGTGTTAAATGCTCTATTAGTTAAATCATTACCTAGTACATTTGAAGAAGATATTAATGGTACTGTAGCTAATCCTTTATATGGATATATTTATATTGTAGTTCCTAGTACATTTACATTTGCTATTACAAACAATAATGTAAATGTTAAGAATGAGTTTATAAAGATTAGATCAGAATTAACACCTGATAAAACAACACAATTAGATGTTTATAGAACATCTGAAATTAAATATTTGGATTCTCCAAATCATTTTAACATAGTAATAAGTTAGAAAAATGAGTGATATATTAACTGGTTTTAACATGCAAGGAAATGATCCTATTGATGATAGGATTGTTTCCAAAAGTAGTTTGGAGACATTAGAACAATATCTTAATAGAGTACCTGTACAAAAAAGATATTATGGTCTAACATTCTTTGCTTTAGATAAAAATAATGAGTTAAGAAAGTACACTTTTCAAACCAGTTTAATAGAACCTACTATTGATGATGATGAAGAAGAAATTGAAAGAATTGATAAAGAATTACAAGAACATGTAAGTAATAAAGCAATTCATAAAACAAGTGAAGAAATCAGATCTGAAATAGTAGATGCAGATATTCCTGATACAATAGCTAGAGTTCAATGGACTTTAGATCAAATTAACACAGCAGTTATTAATCTTATTGGGGGAGCATCTGATGAATACAATACTTTAAAAAGAATTCAAACAAAAATTGAAGAGCTTAGAGCTAAAATATATGGAGATGATGGAAGCACAGTTCTAAATACATTAGAACAAGCTCTTAAATTTTTAAATCAGTATAAAGACTTTATTGTAGATATTCCAGAGAATTTTGTTAATAAACAAGATATAGTGGACAATTTAACTACTGATGATCCTACTAAAGTATTGTCTGCTAAACAAGGAAAAGTATTAAGTGATACTCTAACTAATTATTTTGAATCAGCAATGCAGTCTATCAGAACTGAAACTGATAGAGCTATTAATGCTGAAAATAGAATAGAAACTAAACTAGATAAAGAGATAGACAGGTCTATCAAAGAAGATCAAAGAATTGATGCAAAACTTGATGCTGAGATTAAAAGGTCTACTGATGAGGATCTAAGGATAGATTCTAAGTTAGATTCTGAGATTAATAGATCTACCACTGAAGATGATAGATTAGATAAAAAAATAGATGCTGAAACAACAAGAGCAACTGATGCTGAATCTAATTTAAATACTAAGATTGAAACTGAAACTGATAGAGCTGAAAGAGAAGAATCTAGAATTGAAACAAAATTAGATAATGAAATTGCTAGATCTACAAATAAAGATACTGAACATGATAATAGACTTCAAGCATTAGAAGGACAAACTCATGAACAGAATACTGATTTAGGAACAACTAATTCAACATTTCAATTAAAATATAATACTGGTAATAAGATTAAACATGAAAGTGATGCTATTTCTGTTAGAAATGCAGCTGATACTGATTATGTTAATTTTATTGCTAAGAATGCTACATTTAAAGGAGATCTTTTAGTAGAAGGTAAATCCTTTGTTACAGAAGCAGAAACTGTAGAAATAAAAGATAATTTACTTTTATTAAACAAAGGTGAAGTAGGAGCTGGAGTTACTAAAGGAATTGCAGGATTAGAAATAGATAGAGGAACAGAACCTAACTATCAAATTATCTTTGATGAATCTGATAATAGATTTAAAGCTGGAGAAATTGGAGACATTCAATGCTTAGCTTTAAGAGATGGAGATGATAGTATGGTTAATGGAATGTTCACTACATGGGATTCTACTACTAAGAGACTTAAAACTACTAACATTGTTCCATCCTCATCTTTTCTTTATTTTGGAGATAATAAAACTGTTAGTTTAAATTACTCTCCAGCTAATGATGGATCATTAACAATAAATACTAATAATCAATATTTGGCAATCTTTACAGGAGATAATTACACTAATTTCAGATCTACTAGAAATAAATTTCAATTTATTGGAGATTTATATACTACAGGAACAAAATATGCACTTACATTTAAAAGAGGCTCTGATAATTCAGAAGTATTATATCATGCAGATATAGTTAATAATTTGACATCTGGTGGTACTAATAAAGTATTATCTGCAGAACAAGGTAAAATATTACAAAATTCTATTACTAGTATACAAGGTTCTTATTTACCACTTTCTGGAGGTACAATGACTGGATCCATCATTTTTCCCAATCGAAAGGGTATTTTTGGAAGGTTGACTGATGGAACTAGTAATATCAAAATAGCAGTAGTTAATGCTAATAATAATGTTGAAATTGGAAATTCAAATACTCCATTAATGTTAGTATCCAATTCCACTGATTTAACACATTATAGAGATAATAATACTTATAAAATATGGGATGAATTCAATCTCTCAGATCCAGCAACATCTACTGATTTAACTAATTACTTACCATTAACTGGAGGTACTTTAACTGGACAACTTACAATAAAACAAGGTGTAGATATCAAATTAAGATTACAGTCCACTGATGCTGATAATTACTGTATTATACAAGCCATAAATTCACAAGCCTCTCAGTTAGGGGTATTTGGATATGCAGGAGATAAATGGGCTATTGGACATGGTGGAACTTATTATGAAATCTGGGATAAATATAACCTAACTAATCCAGTAACATATACTACAAATGAATATAATCATGCAACATTAAAAAATAAAAATGGACAGTATTTTACTTATATTAAAGCAGGAACTGATGGGTTATTGCCTCATTCTCAAGTTACATTAGCTAGTGAAGGATCAGGTTCCCTTGGGACTTCAGATCAGGGTTTTAATGCTGCATATATAAATCATTTATATACCAATAGAATAACTTTTGGAGATGCTGGTCCATATATAACTGGTAGTACATCTGCTATACAGTTTTTAAATGCAGAAGGAGGTGCTCAAAAAGTAGCTGCTGGAGGATTATATGTAGGGTCAAGTTATGCCAGTGATGCTTTAAATTTAGTACCTGCTAATGGAATTTATTCTCAAGGAAATATTAAAATAAGTGGTTGGCTTACATTTGAAGATAATGAATGGACTAATACTGGATGGGCTTATAAGGAGGCTAAAGGTTCTATAAAAGTTTTATCTGTTATAAATGAAACAGAAAATAGGCCTACAACTAATGGTTCTGTATTTCAATTTAATTCTAGACAAGGTCATTGGTGTACTCAAATTTGGTGTGACCAAACAAATGTTGCAGGTGTTATAGGCACATTAAGATTTAGAACTACTAAATCTTTTAATTCTACAGAATGGAATCCTTGGACAGCACTAGTTACTGAATTTGATTTAGGTAATTATCTTCCATTAACAGGTGGAATATTAACTGGAAGTAGCCCTAGAGTTTTAGGAATAGATTTTTCTGGTGAAAATGAAACCTATATAAGAGTTCTGAGAAATGGAAAACAACAAGCTGCAATAGGATTCATGGATGATTTAGGAGCTTATATCTATAATTACAATTCAGGTAAATATTTATTTATAGATAATGATGGATATGCTAGAGTTGGAACAACTAAAGGTAGTACCAGATTAGCTTTAATTACAGATATTCCTACTGTTTCTGGATATTTACCTTTGTCTGGAGGAACTATGAGTGGTAATATTTCTTTTAATGGAAATACTGGGCATATAGTAGTTGGTGCAAGGGAAACTTCTAATTATGTAAGTGCAATATCTTTTAGTAAAGGTTCTGCAACAAATTCAGCACACATTGGTTATCACTCAACAGGAGGATCAGATAGTTCTGGAGCATTAGTATTAGTTCCATATCCAACTTCTGTCAATCCTTGGAATAAAACAGTAGGATTATATATCGCTAAAAATGAATTATTACTTGATGGTAAAGCAATAGCAACAACAGATCAGATACCATCTATACCAAGTATCTCTATATCTAATAGTGGTACTGGTAATGCTGTTACATCTATAACAGCTAATGGCCATACATTAAATGTTACTAAAGGAGCTACATATTTAACTAGTTCTGCATTAAGTGGTTATGCTACACAGAGTTGGGCTATTGGTCAATTTGCTTCTTTAGCATTGTATAGTGTTACTAATGGTTATCCTGCTATTAAAACTAGAGGAAATGAAATTTGTATAGGTTCTTTAAAGGAGGGAACTTCTGCAATTAATGTAAATTATAGAAATGGTACTGATACCATTTCTCCTTCTACTTGGTATTGGAGAGCTGGATCACCTACTACCTGGGCTAATGCTTATTGGGGTAATTTATATATGAATGATAACTTAGTAGCAACTCAAACATGGTCTAATTCTCAATATCCACTTAAAACAGGAACAGGTGCTAGTGGAACTTGGGATATCAATATCTCTGGGAATGCATCAACAGCCTCTGCAGCATCTAAATTAGGCTCTACTACAATAGGAGGATCAGCTAAACCTATATATTTAAGTTCTGGAACACCAACAGCATGTTCTGCAACAGTAGGTTCTGCTACAGTTCCAGTATACATGAATGCAGGAACAATCACTCAATGTTCTACTACTTTAGGAGTTTCTATTACTGGTAATGCTGCCACTGCAACAAATGCCACTCAATTAGGAGGTACAGCAGCCAGTTCTTATGTAAAAGCTAATGATAATATTAGTAGATTAACTAATGATAGTGGTTATACTACACAAGAATGGGTAAATGGACAAGGATTTCTAACTTCAGATAGTATATTAGATAAATTTGTACCAACTACAGGAGGATATATAAGAAATAGTGACCAAGTTTTATTAAGACTACAAAGAACAGGAGTTTCTATAGATACTAGGACTATAGAGATGTACTTTGATGATTCTAATACTGATGGAACAAGTACAACTCCTAGAGGATCAATAGGATATAGTCCTGAAGTAGGAATGTTTTTATATTCAGCTAAATCAAAAAAATTTTTAGCACTAGAAAATACTGGAAGACCTTTCTATGGAACTTCTGATAATAAATATTATTTATTAGGCTCTAATACACAATATCATAATTCAGATGGATATCAAAGAATTGGAGATATAATGATACAATGGGGATTTTTCACAGTTCAAGGAAATTCAACAAAAGCAGTAAATTTTTCAGTTTCATTTACTAATACTGTCTGGTCAGTGACTGGATCCTGGGATAATACTTCTACTGGTGGTCAAGAAAACTGGGGATTTACTGACTATACAAGTTCTGGATTTACAATAATTAATGGAGATGGAAGTAGTAGAGTTTTTCATTATATAGCAATAGGACCTTTTACTAGAAGTTAGGATCAATTAAAACAAAATTTAAGTGATGGTAATATATAATACAAAAGAAGAAGCTAAGGCAGTTCTAAGAAATAAAGAATTGCCTTTTGGAGCTTCTATAATTTTAAATACTAAAGATGGAGATTTATTAGGTGTTCAAGGTAAATCTAAAATGAAATTTTTAGATATGAATACTTTACCTCCTACAAATGGAAAATCTAACCAAGTTCTTAAACTAGATGAAAATGGTAATGTAGTTTGGGCTGCTGATGATATGAGAGATATTGTAGATGATTTAATTAGTACTGATACAGATAAAGCTCTTAGTGCTAATATGGGTAAATATCTACAAGATAATAAACTAGATAATGAGATTATAGCAGGAATAAATATAATAACAGGACATGCTTATAAAATTATAGATAATAAATTAAATATAGAAATAGCTTATAGAAATTATTCTAAAGGTAATAATACTTTTGATAAAAAGTACATAGATGATGTTGTTCCAGAAGCTTCAGGCACATCTACAGGAGTTATGAGTATAGATCATTATAATCTATTAGCTAATATTGTAACTAATGCTAGTACTAATATTAATGGTTTAATTCATAAACTGACTAATTATAGTTATTCAACTAATACTGTCACTCATAATAGTTCTATATTATATAAGGCTTCTACTGGAACTTGGTCAACTGCAAATGTTAAACATACTATTAATGCAGCAACTACAACTACAGCAGGAGTTATGTCTGCAGCAGATAAAGTTAAACTAGAGAATACTGTTAGTGCAACAACTACTGCTACTCCAGATACTTTAGGTTTAGTTAAACAAGCTGCTGATTTAACAGATTTACAAGCTGATACTGATCTAGAAGGTGTTAAAGCTCAATTTAACCAATTATTGGCTAATTTAAGAGCTGCAGGTATAATGTATCAAACTCCTCAACCTTAATTATGAGTAAAGTATTTTATAATAGTAAACTAGCTAAAGCAATCTTATTTAAAGGATATAATACAATTATGTTATTTGGCTACATATTTACAAAAAAAGAAAGTTTAATGCCTTCATCTTTAAGACATGAATTAATTCACTGTGAACAATATAAAGAGTGTATTATAGCTTTCTTAATTCCATTTGCTATATTATGTATATTTTATAGTTGGTGGTGGTTACCTATCTATTTTTTAATGTATTATATTATATATGGAGTAGAATATTTAATATCTTTAATATATAATATATTTAAAACATTAATCAAAAAAGAAAAATTTGATATATCAAAAATTAATCACAAAGCTTATAAAGCATCTGCCTTTGAGATAGAAGCAGATGAAAATGAAGAAATAGAGGACTATTTAGATCATAGAAAAGGCTTTGCTTTTATAAAATATTATGGAAAGCTATAAAGAATAGCTATAGTAAATTGTATAGTTTTTAAAAATTTTGAATATTTCTCATCTAAACATAGTATCTTTGTATTGGAATTAATTGGCCAATATTCCAATATAAACTAACTAACTAACAACTTAAATTTTAAAACAATGGCAAGAAGTTTAGATGATGCTGCTTCTAAGGGAGTAGCAGGTGCAGGTCTTGGATTGACATACTAGTCCCATATAATAGAAATATTATATGCAAATTCCTTGAATTGCTGGAAAGTCCTAATATTTAGGATAATCAGCAGCCAAGCTTTATATTAATATAAAGAAGGTTCAGAGACTATCTAGAAATAGAGTACATCACAAGCTAATGGTGATGGAAGTAGGGGACATCTGAAAAGATGATGATATAGTCCAAACTACATGTATATATAAAGATGTAGAAGTTCATTAGAGAACTGTATAGAGCTTGCAACTCTATATGAATAAATTGTAGGTATAGCTGGAACAGCTCTAGGTTTGTGGGCACTAGTAAAAAATGGTGGTAATCTTTTAGGTGGTATTGGTGGTGGAGAAACCATTATAGCTAATAACACTTTAGGATATGGTGCTGCTGGTGTAAGTGGATTTGGATATACTCCTTCTGAAGTATATATGTCTGCTAAACAATGTGAAGATAATGTTGCATTGACTAGAGCAATCTATGATATTAGAATCAAAGATTTGCAAGAGAAAACTGGTATTTATAATTATTTCAATGACAAGTTCTGTCAAGTTGAAAAACAGGTTGCTGCTTTAGAACAAGCTAAACCTTATGAGCAAAAGATTTTGGAATTGCAATTCCAATTGGCTCAAAATCATTCAGACAGATATACTGATAAGAAAACTTGTGGAGTAATTTATGGAGTAAATGTATTACCTGAAACTCCAGTAGTAACAGGTTATGAAGGGGCAAATGGTCCTTGGGGAACATGTAGCCAAAGAATAGTATCTGCTCCTACAACCACTCCTGCTGCATAATTAATGGGGAGATTAATTTCTCCCCTAATTTAATCTTATATTACTATGAAAAATATTGCAGAACAATTAGCAGAACAAGCTCAATTAGCACAAGAAAAATTAGGACAATTAACTAATAATAATATTCAGAAATTGCCTAAATCAGTATCTGAAGAAATCTTGGTAGAATTATCTAGTGTTTCTGAATCAGATATGTTAACTATGAATTCAATACCTGAATTTGTAGAAGCTAATAATCTCTATAATCAGCATTTTCAATTGTTTCTTCTTAATAAATTTAAAGAGGAATTTAGTTCTACTAGAGAAGGTAGAATAATCTCTGAAAATTTATTGAAGGTAATTAAAGATTGTAAATCTAAAGCAGTTGAAATTAATAAACAAAAATTAGAAGATTTAGAAGAGTATAAGAAACATCAATTTGAATTTGAACAATGGTTAAAAGAAAGGAATAAATTATGATATCAGATGTAGAAATTTTTAAACAAATAGCTCCTAGATGGATTAAAAATATTATAGTTCAACTAACAGGAAACAATTTTGGTACTAAACTAATGCTTCCTATAGTAGATGAAATAGTTGAAAACAAAATAGGTTCTTTTATTAGTTTACTAGCAGATGCAGAAGGTAATCTACATCTTGATAGGTTATTAGATAAATATCTCAAATTAATTGATGAGACTGGAGGATTTAAATTTAAACTTGGAGATCTTCCTAATGTTCCTAAAGGTTTAGCTAATTTGATTAGTAATAAAACATATGAGATTGAAAGATCTGATCTAGAATCTCTAAAAACCTTATTTAATAATGCTAAAAATGAACAAGTTAAAACAGATCAGTTATGAGACATTTGATGAGTAAACTATTTGGAACCTCTGGATATGATTCAGATATGTTTAGTGATCAATTCAAACAAGACTTTGAGAACAAAGGCTTTAAGAATATGAGAAACTATAATGATGATATGAATATGTCTAGAAGATATTCTAATAAACCATTTGAGCAAGAGACTATGCATAATAGATTTTCTGAGAAAAGTGGTAAAGAAAAAGAATATTGTGATATTAAAATGATGGAACATGTTAAAGAACATGGATATCATTTAGATAAAGAAATGCTTGAATGTGGTCTGCTTCTATTAGATTTTGAAGATGATGAGCCTTGGTCAGTTGAAGAAACTGAAAGAGCTAGGAAAAATAATAATCTACATTTTACTGGAGAATTCTCTTCTGTAAATAAGTATGATTTTAATTTTATTATGAATAAGAAGAAAGCTAAAGAAAAATATGAGGGTAAGTCTATTAATGAACTTGCTTATAATACATATAAATCTTTAACTGATGATTCTTTTCCATATCCTGAAGCTAAGGCATATTTTATTTTCTTGACATATCTATATGGAACTATGGCAGAAAAACATAAACTATTCAGGTAATTGTTCTTGGATTTTGTTTAATGAGCCCTCTATCTTAATTGATAGGGGGCATTTTTTGTTTTATATAAATTTTTAAGTTATGAAGTTAGTTTTAAAAAGAATAAATAATCAAGATAACTATTGTGAAAGTAAATTATATATTGATGGTATATATCAATGTGATGTAATTGAAGATACTGATAGGGGTTTAACTAATGAAATGTCTATTACAGAAATTCAATCTAAAAAAGTATATGGAGAAACTGCTATTCCTAAAGGAACTTATCAAATTACTTTAGATGTAGTAAGTCCTAAATTTAAAGATAGGTCTTGGGCTACTTTCTGTGAAGGTAAACTTCCTAGACTATTAGATGTTCCTGGATTTGAGGGTGTTTTAATACACACAGGAAATGAAGCATCCAATTCCCTTGGCTGCCTACTAGTAGGACAGAAGACCAAAGATGGGTGGATTTCTAACAGTACTCAGACTTTTAAAAATCTCTATTACAAGCTTAAACAAGCTACAGATCAAATAACCATAACAATAGAATAATATGAATATAAAATGGAAATTATACTTAGGAGTATTTATAGTACTCCTAGGTTTAATATGTACTATTAGTTTTCAAGCTAAATATATTAAAAAACAGAAAGCTAATATAGAAAGATTATCTCATAATCAAGAAGCTCTCACTACAGAAATAGTTAATTTTAAAACTAAAGATTCTCTTAATGCAGCTACTATTAAATCTTTGATAGTAACTACTAATGAATATAAAAATATTAATGATGATTCTAAAAAACAAATAGAGGCTCTAAATATTAAATATAAGAGACTTTTAAAAGTTAATCAAACAATTACCCAAGAAAATCAAAATCTCCTCTTAAATAAGGTAATAGACACCTTATATCTTAAAGATACAATCATAAAAACAATAAAAGCAACATATAGATCTCCATATCTAGATTTAGATGTTATAGACTTAGGTAAACAATATAAAATAGAATATCAATCTAGAGATACTATAGATCAGATATTAGAGAATATTCCTAAGAAATTTTTATTTATAAAATATGGAACAAAAGGATTTAAAACAACATATGTAAATAGAAATCCTAATGCTAAGATTACAGGAGCAACAGATTATATATTTAAAAATAAAGTTTGGAAAAAGCTATAAAATGTTGTATCTTTGTAAATTAATTTAAATAAAATAGAATGAAGACAAGAGAACTAATATTTAGAGTATTACAGTTCTTATCTATTAATTCAGATGATTCTATTCAAGACTTTTCTGAAGAATATATCTATAATGTTTTAATAGATAAAAGAGCTTTTCTTCTAAAGCAACATTACAAAGATGCTAGAAAGTCTGTACCTAGATCTTGTTATCAAACATTAAATGTTCCTTTAGAAAAAATTAGAGTGGTTCCTGATCTAAAATATTCAGAAGTATTATTAAGATCAGTAGATAAAATACCTGAAATGGTAGACTTTGCACAAGAAGCAGGAGTAGCTACTACTATTATAATGAGTACAGATTATACAGCAATTCCTTTTAATTTAGTTACATTTGAAAGATTGCCTTCTGTAGGTTCAAATAGATGGACAAAAGATTTATTATATGTAGCATTAGGAAATGAGAGATTATATTTAAAATCTTTTAATTCATCTTTTACTAATCTAACTAAAGTCTTAATATTTGGAGTTTTTTCTGATCCTTCTCAAGTGTATTATGCTAATGGAAATGAAGAAGATTATTATGAAGAAGAATTTCCTATTAATAATTCTATGGTAGATCCTATTATTAAATTAACACTAGAAGAACTTACTAGAATTCAAAGACCTAAAGATGTTGTTAATGATGGAGAAGGAATTGAGGATCAAAGATCTAGAGTATAATTATGAGTGAACAAAGAGAGCATAAATTTAAAAATTCATATAGTTGTAAAGACTATTGGAGATATTATTGTAAAAATTGTAAACAAATTCCTTATGAGAAATATAAAGAGATATTAGATTTTATCATGGAACAATATTCTCTTCTTATTTCTGAGAAAGCTATGGATATAAAATTTCCTTATAGATTAGGACAAATTAGAATTAGAAAACATTTTAAAAGTCCTAAATTTGAAGATGGAGAACTAATTAATAATCTTCCTATTAATTATAAAGCTACTAAAGAATTATGGGAATCTGATCCAGAAGCTAAAAAAAATAGACAAGTAATATATCTTTTAAATCAACATTCTGATGGTTACATGTATCAAATTAGATATACTGTTTCAGATATTGCTAATAGATATGATAAACTAAGATTCTTAAAATATAAACCAGCTAGAATAATGTCTAGACAATTTTCTAAAAACATTAGAGAGCATAAAATAGATGCATTAGAACAAGAAAAATATGAGATATGTAAAATTGATTGAACTGTTAGATAGACTTAAAAGTAATAATATAATGGCTGATTTAAATTATGAAGCAGTAGTAATTTATGTTACTGACTTCTTTCAGATATTAAATTCTCCAAAGTTACTTAAAGATTATAAAACAGATTTAGATATAGAAATAAAAGATTACATGGGTAAACTACCTTGTAATTTTGTTAAAGAAGTACAATTAAGAATGAGGTATCATAATAATGATAAAGCTTTCATTCCAATGAGAAGATCTACAGACACATTTCATCCTACAGAAAAACAATATTGTTATCAAGAAGGACCTTCTGATTTAACATATACTATTAATAATGGAATGATTTATACTTCTTTTAGAAATGGATATGTAGAAATGGCATATAGAGGTATAGTAGTAGATGAAGATGGAATGCCAATGGTTCCTGAAAACTTTGCTATTATGAGAGCTTTAATTGATTATATTAAAGTTCAATATTATACTATACTGGTAGAAAATATGAGAATGCCTTATCAAGTACTTCAAATGGTAGAACAAAGATATGCTTGGTCTATTGGTAGAGCTAGTACTCAATTACATCAAATGTCATTAGATGAGGCAGAAAACTTTACAAATATAGTTAATAGACTTATTCCTGATTTAAAACAACATGATAAATATTATGCATCATTAGGAAGTAAGGAATATTTAAGAACACAATAATATGGGAATACCTAAGATTGAAAAACATTTGATTAAGGGAATTAATCAAGATATCTCAAAATCTAAGTTTAGCAATGAATATGCTTATGAGATAAGAAATGCCAGACTATTAGCTACAGACAGTCAAACTACTTTTGCTGTAACTAATGAGAAAGGTAATAAAGAATATATTGTAACAGATGACAAAGGAAATACTTTAGCAATTAAAGGAATCATATTAGGACATTGTGAAGTTAAAAATTATATAGTATTATTTACACATCAAGAAAATCCTGCTATTGATAGAATTTATAGAATAGATACAGAAACTAATCAAATGATTACTATCTTAGAAGGAAATATGAATTTTAATATTCAACATAAGATAGAAACCATAGGATGGTATGAATCTGATTCTATTATAAAAGTATATTGGATAGATGGTTTAAATCAACCTAGATATGTGAATATAGCAGATGGAGCTGAGAATGATATCAATATTATAGACTTTGTTCCTGAAGTTAGCTATGGTAATATTCAAGTAAGTCAAACTACTGGAGGATTTTTTACTGCAGGGATGGTTCAATATGGATATAATTTATATAGAAAATATGGAGCTCAATCTAAACTTAGTGGTTTAAGTGAATTATATGCTATTACTAGTACAGGTAAGGGATATGAAAAAGATACTAGTGTTCCTGTAGCTTTTGATATAACAATAGGAGGAATTCCTAAACAAGGATTTTCTAATATAAAATTATATAGAATACATAGAACTGAATATAATAGTCTTCCTAAGATTAGTCTTATCTATGATGGTAAATTAGAAGATGAATATATCAAAGATGGAAATACTAAAATTCCTACAGGAAATCTAACATTAAATTATAAAGATAATGGTCAAGTATCATTAGAAGATATATCATTAGAACAATTATCTTTTTTAGGATCAGATTTTTTAATTCCTAATTGTATTGCACAACATTCTAATAGATTAATATTTGCTAATTATAAAGAAGAACATAGTAATCTACAAGATTTAACAGATCCTAATGGTAAATATAAATTTAAAGGAGCAGAAGAACTAGATTGGGATAAAACAAATAAAACTTATAAAAATAGTGATAATGATTTGATTAATGCAGGACCAGAATATATTAAATATTCTATAGGAGCTGAAACTAAAATTATAGATACATATACTACATTACCTCTAGAACAACAAAATTTTACTCAAGATATTAATAATACAACTGTTGCTGCTAATGGAACATGGAAAGGAGATATACAATCTAGTTTAAAATATAATCCATATCAAGAAGGACAAAAAGGCAAAATTAGAACATCTTTTAAGAGAGGAGAGAAATATAGATTTGGAATACAATTCTGTGATAAATATGGACAGTGGATGGAAGTTATTCATTTAGCAGATATTGAAATTCCTAGAGGTAGGGATCAAATTAAAACTAATCCTAGAGGTGGATTAGAATCCTATACAGAAGCTCCTTTTAATGAAGTTGAAAATAGATTAAATGTTAATATATCTGCTAATTATTCTAGAGTGACTTTTACATTACCTATAAGTCTTTGTAAAATATTAGTACAAGATTTTGGAATAGTTAGAGCTAGAATAGTTAGAGTTAAAAGAGATTTTTCTAATTCTAAAATATTATCTCAAGGTATATTAACTCCTACTATTTTTCAAAGAACTCAAAGAGATACTGGCTTTTGGGCTATGCCTGATTATTTAACTAGAAATATGGGTATTAATAGTCCAGAGAAAAAAACTAAAGCTTTATCTAATAGAATGCCTACACATGCAATATTTCCAGCTAAAGGAGTATTTCAACCTTTATCTGGGAGAGCAGATGATGGTACTTATGATAATATAGAATTAGATGCTAAAGATTCTACTTTTTATAATCCTATTAGTATTATAACAGAAGCCACTGATCCAAACTATTGTGTTTATGGAGATAGTAGTATTGTTAATATGTGGTCTCCTGAAATATCCTTTCCTGGTCAATCTAAATTAGATTTAAATTCTTGTATGGTTCAACTTGTAGGAAAAACTTTTAATAGATGGACATTATCTTCAACAGTTACATTAGATACTACTAATAATAAAAATATTACTGTAAGTGCTAGTGTTCCTGGATATGAAGATAGAATATTAACTTATTTAAGACCTGGATCTGGAAGTAATGGAGAAGGTTTGTTGTTTACATATGATAGTCCTACTAATAATCATAAAATATCTTATTTTAGAGCTTATTATGGGTTTGATGTAATAAAAGAAACTGAATCTATTAAACCAATATTATTAAATGTAGATAGTGAAAAACAATATGCAGGTGCTGATAATGGTACTATAGATTTATTTATGCAGAATATAGGCAAATCTGTAAAATATAATTCAGATATAGATCTTCATTATACTGATAGAGATGCTACTAAAACTTTAACATATCATGGTAAAACATCTCAACATATAGTTTTTCCTGCTGTTTTAGATATTACTCAAAAACCAAATTGGGAGAATGTTCAACCTTACTATCAATTTCAAGCAAGAACAGATAATATTATAGGCCAAGACAGATTTACTGCATATAATGGTATTACATATGACTCTATTGCAGATATAACTGCTACAGGTGGATACACTTGGACAACTAAAGAATTTCCTATAGTAGAACTTACTAGAAAAGTAAATTCTGATGATAATCAATATGGAGAAACAGATAATAATAACAATCTCTATATAGTATGTAGTAAAGAAGTTCCAATAGAATATTCTAGTACTTTACAGAAACCTATTGATATCATTGCAGATCAAGGAGATATTTATTTACAAAGATTTAATCTTTTAAAATCATATATTACAGACACACAAGCTACAAATGGAGTTGCAGAAGTGTTATCATTTATGGTGGAATCTACTATAGATTTAGATAGAAGAATAGACAATTCTGATAAATTAACTGATATTAAATATACACAACCTGAACAATATTATAAATTTAATGAAGTGTATAACCAGTTAAATGATTTGTTCACTTATTCTCAAATACCTTCAGATGTAGATGTACAAACTAACTTTCCTAATAAGATAATTGCTAGTAGTACTAAAACATTAGGATCTAAAATAGACAATGCTACTAATATTCTTCAAAATGAATTTATAGATCTTGATGGTCAATATGGTGAAATTAGAAAATTGCAAGAATTTAACAGTTTTATGTATGGATTTCAAGATACTGCTGTAAGTTATCTTATTATTAATCCTAGAGTTCAATTAACTCCTTCAGATGGAGTGCCTATTGAATTAGGAACTGGACAATTCTTATCTGATAAAAGATATATTACTACTAAATCTGGAACTACTAATAAATGGGGTATATGTTCTTCTAATACTGGAATCTATTATATAGATGATACTAATAGTTCTATTAATAAGATTACAGGAGAAGGAATGCAAGATATCTCCACTAATTATGGGTTCCACTCATATATGTCTAATATAGATTTATCTCAAGATTTTAATTCTTTCTTCCATAATAATAATGATGAAATATATTTTAATTTTAAAGATACAGAGTCATTAATATTTAGTGAAGCTGCTAATGCTTTTACTGAATTTATGGATATTACACCAAATATATTTATTAATTATAAAGATACTTTTTTAACAGATCATATAGTAAATAATATAGAACATTTATATCTTCAATTTGAAGGAGACTATAATAGTTTCTATGGAGATTTAAAAGATAGTTCTATTACTATTATATCTAATGAAAATTATGATTTAGATAAAACATATGATAACATAGAATTTAGATCTGAATGTTATTCTTTAGAAAATAATAAATGGGATAAAGATGTATATAATGAAACATATAATTATATACATTCTTGGAATGAGAGACAAAATTCAGAAGAAGTTCCATTAATATTTGGTAATAATCTAAAAGAAAGATTTAGAATATGGAGAACACCTATTCCTAGACATTCAAAATCTTTAATCAGAATGAGAAATGGATGGCAATTCATTAAACTAGGATTAAAGAATGATAATAATAGGAAAATTATACTGCATGATATTAATGTTAAATATTCTATATAATGCCAGATAAAGATTTAAAAGAGATTCTAAGAGAAAAAATAGAATCTTATATGAATAAAGAAAATCCATTTGAAAATTTACTAGCATATGAACTCTACAATAGATTAGATGATTCTCTTTACAATAAAAAAATTAATTCTTATAAAAAACTTATTACAGATAAAAATACCACTTTAAAAGATATTGCTCAAAATATTCTTGGAAAAAAGGATGGAGAAACTAAGTCAGATTTATTATTTTTAGAAAGTGATTCTGAGAATGCACAAAAATTTTATAATGCTGCAAAAAATTTAGGATATAATGATCATCAAATTGCTGCATTAATGGCTTTATCACATCAAGAAACAGCTAGTGGAGGTAGTAAATATGTAGATGGAAAAACTTGGGACTTTAAAAAAATCCAAAGAGGAAGAAAAGGAGGAATTGTAAATAGAGGTTTATTTTCTTTTGAAAATAATTTATCTTATCAAGATTATTTAAAATGGCTTAAAAACAATAAGACAGAAGATTCTTATGAAAGCCAGATGTCTTTTTTAACTGATAGTTATCTACTACATAGACCTAAAGTAAAAGATAAATATGCAAAAGATTTTTGGAACAGTACTAATTTAAAAGAGGCAGTTGATGCTTTACATAAAGGTCAAGCCTCTAAATTAACTACTTCTGATATATTATATAAAAAAGCAGATTTACTATACAATAGATTTCATAAAGATAATACTAAAGAATCTCAACAATATTTAAAAGATAGAGGTTATAATATTCCTGAACCTCAAGAAATATATAAAAATGGTGGTAAAATGAGTATACATATAAAACCTGAAAATAGAGGTAAATTTAATGCTACTAAAAAGAGAACAGGTAAAACCACTGAAGAATTAACACATAGTAAAAATCCATTAACTAGGAAGAGGGCTGTATTTGCTTTGAACTCTAAGAAATGGAAACATACTAATGGAGGAGAATTATTAGGATTAGATTATTATACTAACCAATTAGATGGAGGAGGATTATTAAATTCTCCTATGGTGTCTAGATCTATTATTAATCCCAATTTAACAGCTCAATCTCCAGAACCTGTTATGACATTAACTCAACAAAAAGTTAATCCTATTATACCTAAACAAGGAATTAATTTAAGTGGTATTGATCCTTTAAGTACTGTATCTGATGTAGCTACATTATTTTCTTCTCCAGATATAACATCTCAAGGAGAAAATCAACAAGCTAATGTAGATGAAGAAAATAATTTTGACCCTACATATATAGATGTTTCTCAAGTTAAAAAAGATTTTAATACTAAGCAAGCTATAGGAAGTTCTGTAGGAGCAGGTGCAGGATTAGGAGCAACTGTTGGATCTATTGTTCCAGGTATAGGAACTGTAGTAGGTGGTGCTGTTGGAGCTGTAGGTGGTGCTATAGCTGGAGGTATTAAGTCTATATTTGGAAAGAAAAAAGCTAAAAGAAAAGAAAAAAGAGCTAAGAATAAAGCTAGAGGATTAAATACTATGGCTACATTAGAAAGTTATATGGGAAAAGCATATGGCTTTGCTGATGGTGGAAATATTAATAATTTAATGGGCAGAAAATATTTTGCAGAAGGTGGTTTAACTTCTTTTAATACTGGAGGTAGTCATGAAGAATCTCCTATAGGTGGAATACCACAAGGTATAGGTGATAATGGAAATGTAAACCTAGTTGAAGAAGGAGAAACTAGATATCAAGATTATATCTTTTCAGATAGATTAACTTTAGATGAAGATATAGTCAAAGAATTAAATCTTCCTTCTAATCTAATAGGAAAAACATTTGCTGAAGCTAGTGAAATATTAGCTAAAGATATAGAAGAACATCCTAATGATCCTATTAGTAAAAGAGGATTTGAAGAAATGATGATTAGATTACAAGCAGCAAATAATATGAAAAAAGATTTAGAAGATTCTAACACATTTGCTGAAGGTGGTAGTTTAAATGGAGAACCTATGGAACCTAGTCCTACTATTAAAGAAGTAGAAGGTGAAAGTGAAAATCTAGGTAATGAATTAAAAGAAGTTACAGATGAACAAGTAAAAAGAATAGCTGCTTCTAATATTAAAGAGGAAAAATTAAAAGGTGGTAGAGCTTCTAAAGAAGTTAGAGAAAATGCTACTGAATTATTTGATCCTTTAGAAATATCTGTAGGTATTAAAGTTGAAATGGAACATACAGACAGTATAGAAGCTGCTAGAGAAATAGCTCTAGATCATCTAACAGAAAATAAAGATTACTATACTAGATTATATCATATAGGATTAATTGATGAGCCTATTACTGAAGAAGAAGAGAATTTTTTAAAAGAAAAATGGACTAGAATAGAGGATGTAGAAGCTTTAGATGAAGAACAAGGTATAGTTGATATACCTGAAGAAGAAAATGTCTCTAGTGAGTTAGAACAGCCTTTAAATCAAGAAATACCTATAGAACCACAGCAATTTGCACTTGGAGGTAATTTAGATGGAACTTATTCTAAAAGTAATCCTTTTGGAACAGCTTTATATAGAAAAGGTTGGGCTCATCCATTTAGAAGGAAACAAGAATCTTTAGAATTACCTCATATACCTGTAGATTATACTAGTGTAGATTGGAGTCCTAATTTTAATGTGAATCTAGGAAAAAGACAATTTACTTCTAGAGATTTATATGATCCAGAATCAGATACTCCTGTAACTAGTAATCACAGTATTCCTCAGAAGTTAATTACAAATCCTAGCATTACAATTAATCCAACTAAAATCTCAGACTTAAATTCTGTAAAAAGAAAGCAAGAATTTGATCCTTATCAATTAGAAGCTGACTTAGAAGGTAATGCTATTGCTCATGAAAATGAAGCTAGCTTTGATCCTACTTCAGATTTTGAATTAACTCCAGAACAACTAGCTACATTAAGTCCTGAAGATTATCAAGCTTATAAGAGACATGAAAGAGCTATGAAACTGCAAGGATTAGGTTCATTACTACAATATGCTCCAGTATTAGGTAATTTAATTGGAGCTGCAACAGTAGGTAAAGCTGAAAGAGTTAATCCTATATATATTACACCAGAACAATTAAATGATTATCTACAATATAATCCTATTGATCCAAATACATATACTAATCCTATATTAAATCAAGCTTCTAATGCTAGAAGATCTTTTGCTGATGCTAGTGGTGGATCAAGAGCTGCTATATTAGCTGCTAATTTAGGATTAAATGCACAAATTCAAAAAGCAATTTCAGATGCTGCATTGCAAGCAGAAGCTGTTAATGAACAAAGAAGAATACAAGCTAAAGAATTCAATAGAGGAACTAATCAATTTAATGCTTCAGAAAGAGCTAGAGCTAAACAATATAATGCTTCAGCTAAAACTATGACTGATGATATAAATGCTAGAAATAGAGCTGCTAGAAGAACTGCTATTAGAAATTATCTATCTGGAGCTATGCAAGGATTAGGAAGTATAGGTAGAGAAAAAGCTTATAGAAATACTATTAAAACTATGGGTATGGATTATTATTTAGATGCTCTAGGACAAGTGAAATATAAAAAATCATAAAAATTTGGAATAACTTTAATAATTTAGTATCTTTGTGATCTGTTGCATTTAGATTATATATATGTATACAACTAAGTGCAACACTTCACACTAAAATATAAACTATGGCAGTTAACTACTATGATCAATTTCAACCATTGACATATAATCCAATGACTCTGCAAGAAATGCTTATAGGACCACAAATGATGCAACAAAAACATGATCAATATCAAGCTTTATTAGATCAAGAAGGCTTATTTGATGTTCCAGCATTAGAAGTAGATAAACCTGGAGTACAACAATGGATGGATAAATATAAAGAAAATATTAATGATCTATCTGATCAACTATTAAGATCTGGTTATAATAAAGATCTTTCTAGAAGAGCTAGACAGATATTACAAGAAAAACAACAAGCTATTTCTAGTAGAGGTTATTTAGGAAGAGCAAGTCAAGCATATCAACAATATCTAAAAAATGTTGAAGATGAAAAGAAAAGATTAGAAAAAGGAGAAATTAATAGAGATCAATATGAAAGAGGATTAGCATTTGCTTTACAAAGATATAATCAATCTGGTGGAGCAGGTTCTAATGCAATATATTCTCCTTGGGCTTCTACTAAAGCTGTAGATTTACAAGAGCTTGTTAGTAAATATGGAAAAGAGATTACCCCTCAAACTATTGCTAGAGATTTAGGATATAAATATGATCCTTCAACAGGTATTATAACAGACTCTTCTAATAAGACTGTGACTTTATCTCCAGAAAGAATTAAAAATACTATAATTAGTAGAATAATGAGTAATCCTGAAGCAATGTCTTATTTAAAGGAAAGACAACAACTGGGATTAACTAATAATATCATGGAAGATCTAGATAAGTTAGGTAATGAAGGAGCTTTAACTTTCTATAGAAATGATGTAGAAAATAAAACCAATTATGATTTTGGATTATTTAAAAAATTACAAGATGGGTCTATTAGTTCTAGTGGAATGAATGCTGATGCTCAAACTCAAATACTATCATTACCTTGGCTAGCTTCTGATAATTTAGCAGATATTGCTAAAAATGGATTACCAAAGAGAGGTAATACTTATATTCCTGGATCATATATGCCAGGAGCTTTAAGTTCATATGGAACAAGTTTTCAAACAGATGATTTAGTAGAATCAAATAAAGCAAAAGAATTTGCTAATCAAGCTATTGACAAAGAATATGAGTATTTAAAAACCCTTAATCCTAATATAACTAGAGAAGATGTTCTTAAATGGGAAGATAATTATGCTAAGAGTAATAAAACTACTGCTGCATTTAAGTATGTTCCTAAAGCAATGTATGAAGAAAAATATAAACAAGATATAGATGAATTAAAAACAGGTTCTTTACCTGGTTCTGTACAAGATTGGTATATAGATGGTGAAACTGTAGAAGACCAAAAAGATTTTCATAAAGCTATTGGGTTTAGTGATGATAATAAAGTAAAAGAAGTTTCTACAGCTTTTGCTGCTAATGGAGCTATGGCTGCATTTATTATTATGGAAGATGGTAAAAAATATCAAGCAGTAAGAAAGCCAATTGAATCTGATCAATCTAAATTCATAGTAGCAAATACTTTATTTAATAAATATTATGATAATAGTAGAGGTGAGATAACTTTCACAGATCCTATCACTGGATTGCCTATCAAGATGGAAAAAGCTGTTGGACCTAATGGTATGGAAGCTATGATAACTATGAGTTTACCTAAATATAATAATAGAGGTCAAATTATAGGATATACAGAACAACAAAGATTACCTTTTAATTCAGTTATAGAAAAATTAACACCTTTAGTACTAGAACAAAAATATGTTAGTAGAGAAAGAAAACTCAACCCCTCTTATGGAGGAAGATAAGTTACCTAACTTAACAGGTAAAATAAAAACAGATGAGAATGGTAGAGAATATATAGATAATCCTAACTCTCCAAATGGTAGAGAATATGTTTATTCTAGTGGAGTAACTAACTGGGATATTTATAGAAAAGCTGCACAAGAAAATCAAACACCTCAATCTTGGCTACAAGGAAGTCCTATTCAATATAATGTAGCTGATGGATATGATACAAATATGTCTTATGAATCTTTAATTAATCCAGAATTAAGAGAAGATTATTTTGCTAAACAACAATCATTACTAGGATTAATAGGTAAAGGAGCTGTTAGAGGAGTATCTGCAATTACTGCAGGTACTCTAGAATCATTAGGTTATTTAGTTAATCCTAATACATATAGAGCTTTATTTGGAGAAGAAATTGTAGGAGATTTTGAGAATCAATTTTCTAAAACATTTAGAGAATTAAAAGAATCTATGAATGATCTTACTGATCCTATTTATAGAACTATGCAATCTAAATCTGATAGTCTATGGGAGGCTATGTTTGATGCTGCTTTTTGGGCAGGAAATGCTGAAAGTATTGCTACAACATTATCTCTTATGATTCCAGGTATAGCAGCTGCTAAAGGATTTAGTACTATAGGAAAAGGATTAGGAAAATTAGGAATGAGACTTGGTGCTACAGCTAAAGGAGCAGCTAATACAGCAAGAATTACAGCTAATATAGGTGCAGGTCTCACTAGTAGAATCATGGAATCTGGTATGGAAGCTAAAGAATCTTTTGACAGCTTCATAGAAAATCATAAATATGATGATAAATATATCAATGATGAAGCTCAATTAAGATTAGATGCTGGTAAAGCTGCTTCTATTACCATGCAAGCTAATATGCCTCTATTTCTATTAGATGCTTTTCAATTTGATAGTATTTTAAGTGGATTTGCTTCATTTAAAAATGCTAATTCTAGATTAAAAAGAATTGCTAATAGTCTATCAGATTATGGTATAAATGCTGTATCTGAAGGATTAGAAGAAGGTACTCAATATGTTATTCAAAAAGAAGCTGAATTTAGTGCTCTAAGTGATCCTGAATTAAAGAAAATGTTAGGTGAATCCTTTTCTGAGAGATGGGATAAATACACTGATGATATAGAATTTAAAACTTCTATTTTATTAGGAGCTGCTGGTGGAGGTTTATTTAGAGCTGCAGGACCTACTTTAAATAAAATATACACAAAAGCATTAGATAGATTAAATAAATATAGAACAGCTAAAGAAATAGCTACTGTTCAAAAGAATCCAGATGCTTTTAAAATTTTATCCCAACATGAATTTGAAGAGCAATTAGGAAAACATGTAAAAGCTGATAGTTTAGATCAATTAATTCAAATGTATGAAGACAGAGTAGGTACATTAGAAGGAGAAGATCAAGTAACAGCTAATAATTATTTAGAAACATTAAAAGCAATAAAGCCTACTATTGATAGTCTTCAAAAATATCCTGCTTTTAGAAAAAATAAAAAAGCAACTACATTATATGCTTTAGTTGAACAAGAAGGTATTAAACAACAAGCATTAGATCAAACTCTTAATAATGAATTAAATACTGCTGTTCAATCTATTATAGAAGGAAAAGAAGATGCTTCTAGTATTGTGCTAGCTTTAAGGAATAGAGCAGCTCAAGAAGTACTAAAAAATATAGATACTATAAGTAGAGTTAAAGATTTAGGAGAAAGTAACTTTAAAAATCATTATAAAAAACATATAGCAGATAATAAACAACTTATTCTTCAAAAGAATAATTTATCTAATATTATAGCTAGAAATCCTAAATTAGAAGATATAGCTTATAACTTAGAAAAGAATTTTGCTGAAAGAATGATTTCTATAGATCTTCTTACAGAAATGCAAAATCTTAAAACAGAACCTGAAGAAACTACTAAAGAAAAAACTTCTCCAAAGTCTAAGGAAAAAGTTTCAGAACAAACTACTAAGACTAATGAAGAAAAAACTGAAGAAAAAGTTAATAAGAAAAAACCCAAATCTTCAGAATCTCCTGAACAAGATTCAGATTCTAAAATATCTAATGATGAAGGATTAGATTATAGTAGTACAGAATCTGGAAATATATCAGAAACTGATGAATTTGATATAGATGATTCTATTACTGCTACAATGAATGAAGAACTATTTGGTCCTGTCCAACAAGATTCAAATGATTCTATTACTGATAAAAGTAGAAACAAAGATGAAGTAGTTAATGATATAGTAGAATCTATTAATAGTGCTTCTAGCTTAAATGAATATTTAGCTGCTAGAGATGAAGCTAAAAAATCTGCAGAAACAAACACTTTATCTAAAGAAGCTTTCAATAAAATATATCAATCTGAGGATGATCTTTTAAGAGATTTTAGTTTAGATAATCCTACAGAATCCCAAGCTAATGCTCTTGCTGCTAGATTCTTTGATATTACAGAAGAACCAGTTGCAGCAGAACTTATTAAAGAAGCTTTAATGAATAAAACTCCTATAAATGAACAACTATTAGGAGAAGAAGAGTTTATAGCTTATAATGAAGTTTTAGATTATATAAAAGGATTACAAGAATCTAAACAATATGGAGATGTTACTCCTTCACAAGATATTCCTGATAATATTCCAGTACAAGAAGATAATAGTCAACAATCTGATAATGTAGAAACTGAATATAATCAGAATGATCCTTTAAGATTAGTATCTTTTAAATATAGTTATGATAAATATACAGATTCTCAAGGTAATCAAAGAATAAAAACTATTCCTCAGAATAGAATGGATTCTATAAAATACAATTCTTATATTAGTTTTGATGAAACTATTAAACCTGAAGTGGCTAATGTAGGATCTAAAGTTTTCTTTGGTATTCCTGAAGAATTTCTTCAATATCAACATAGTGCAGATGATGCTGATATTTTAATATATGATGAAAATAATAATGGTATTAGTTGGTTAAGAAGAGAGAAAAAAGCTAGAGAATGGAAAGCTACAGATCAAGAAATACATATACTTAAACAACAAAGAGCATTATTATATAATAAAGCTGTTAGTTATCAAGGAGAACCTGTATTAATTAATGGTAAAAGAGTTATCCCTTGTAATGTATCTTCTTTTATAACTAGTAAATCTTATGGTATAATTACACATGATGGAGATAATTATTATCCAATTAAAGAAGCTTTACAAGTAGATAATGTTGAAGATATTAAGTTAGGTATAGTTGTAGGAAAAGAAACTAATGGATATACTTTTAATATTCCTGGTGTTGATATGAATAATTTTCATACACCACCTGCTGATAACTTTAGAACAGGTCATTTATTTGCTATGGTACAAAGTGCTAATGGAGATTATTTTCCATTAAGACTTTACACTCAAAAATATAATACTTTACAACAAGGTTCAGCTTTACATAATTATTATAGAACTAATATTAATAATGCTTTTAAAAAGATATTAGATTCAGATCCTGAAGTTTCTAGTAAAGGATCTTATGAACTATCTAAATATGTTGTTATTAGATTAGTAAAAAATAATAGTGCAGATCTTCCTTTTATGGTTCAAAAATATAATGGATCTGAATATGAAGATGTTGAAGCTGTTTCTAGAGAAGAAGCTATTAATAGAGTAAAAGAATCTTTAATTAACATTCCTTATAATCTTTTAAATAAATCTGGAAATAAAATAATGAATGAATTATTGAATTCAGATGCATTACAAATGAATATATTTCCAGGTGAACCATTTCATTCTCCAACATTTGGATATGATAGAAATTTAGTGGATCTTAATCCAGTAAAAGAAACTGTATCTGAAGTTAAAGAACCTACTAAAGAAACTAAAATAGAAGAACCTAAACCAAAAGAAAAAATTACAGATCCTGTAGAACAATCTTTTGAACAAACTTTAACTGTAGATGCAATAAAAGAATTACCTAATTCTCCTAAAAAAAGAGGTCCATTATCTAGTCCTAATAATAAATTAGCTAATAAGTTAAAAGGTAAGAACTTTATTAAACCTGACTTATCTAGAAAAGCTGAATGGGGAAAAGATGATGACAAATACAGATTAATGTCTGAACCTTTAAACTATGAAAAAGCTGATTTAAACAAAGAATTATCTTGGTTAAAAGAAAATTTACCTCAATTAACAGACAATGAATTAGTTGAGATTCACAAAGGTTTAATTAATGTGGGTAATTTATATGCTTGGGGAAGATTTAAAGATGGAATTATAGAACTATCAGATATAGCTGCTAGTGGAACTACATATCATGAAGCTTTTCATGCTGTGTTTAATATGTTTTTAACAGAATCAGAAACTAATAAATTATTAGAGAAAGCTAGAAAAGAACTTGGTTTAACTGGTAAATCTGATATAGCTGTAGAAGAAACTCTAGCAGATAAATTTAGAGATTATGTAGAAACAGATCAAATTACTAATAAATCTATCTTAGATAGAATTAGTGATTTCTTTAAAAATATATATTACTTAATTAAAAATAAATTACATCTTAATCCTTCTATAGAACAAGTATTTTATGATATTAATAGAGGAAGATATTCTAAGAAAAAATTTGAAAAGAATAGGCCTTTAGTAGAGAGAAACTGGTTATCTAATATCACTCCTTCTGTTTATAAGAGAAGAGTAGATATGCTAGTAGATACTTTTGAAGATATTATAGATAATTTAGCTCAAGAATCTCCTGAATTAAGTAGAGTTGATGTTATTAAACAATATTCTTTAGAAGATTATATTCTAACCATACATGATCAATTATATGCTTCTGCACATGGAAATAATGCTGTTTATACAGATCCTACTCAAATAGATGCTATTGATTTAATTACAGATGAACTTGTTCAATTTGATGCTGATGGAAATCCTCAATTTGGTCAATTAGCATTAGATATGTTAAAAGAAATATCTGCATTAGAAGGTATTACTTTTAAAGCTCAACAAATTGTTGATATGGATATGAATCAACAAGATGAGAACACTGAGTTCATGAATAATGAAGAAGTTGTTAAACAAGAAGGATGGCAAATAGATCAAATGTTAATATCTCCAGTAACTAAACTAAGACAGAGTACAAGAAATATTATTAGAAGGATTCCTAAAATGACTTCTGATGGAACTTTAGTATCTCCAGATGATTTAGGATATCAACCTTATATGAGTGGTACAGAAGTTTTTGCTACCATGTTAAATAAACTATCTACAATGAATAAACCTAGTGATTTAATGAAGACTTTAGAATCTTTAAGTCAAAGTTTTCCTTGGGTAGATTCTATTATAGATATTTTAAAATCAGATCCTAAATTACAAGTAGATTTCTACAACTCATTTAGAAATGATTCTGTAGAATATATGATTATCAGCTCTCAAAGTGATGGTACTATGAGAGTATTTGGAGGCAATAGTGTTAATAAAGCAGGAGAATTGTTAAGAATATGGAGTTCTAATTATTCTTTAGCTAGTCATAATAAAGAAGAGCTTGTAAAGTCTTTAAAGGAAAATTCAGATAAAATATATAAAATATATCAAGAAGTATCAGGTAATCCATTTAGACTTCATAAAGTAAGACTTTGGAAAAAGAATTGGAAATCTGGTAAATTTAGTAATCCACAAATTAATGCATGGGCTAGAGAAGTTTCTAGTATGTTAAATACTATAGGAATAGATAGCAAACCATCAGAACTAGTAAAAGTGTTTCAATCTAATATGAAGTTAACTGATGAAAAATCTAACTTCCAACCAATGCAAGATTTCTTATTAAATTCATTTAGAGTGTTGAGAGCTTTTCATGATACTATAAATAAAGATGATTATGATATAAAAAGAAATACTTATTATGATCTTGAATTATTACCTGTTAATGTTAGAATTAAAGCATTAAGTAGTGCTTTATCAAATGTTAGACCTTCATTGTATGAATCTTCTTTAAGAGAAGATGGAAAAACATATTCTACAAATATTACTCCATCTTTTATAGGTAAATTGTTTAAAAGATTAACAGATGTAACAGATAAAAGTGCATTTGAACCTTTTAAAAAGAGCTTTTTCTATACTGATAATGAAGGTAAATTTACACATCCTTGGTTAAAAGAACTTTATAATATAAAAGTTAAAGATCTTGCTAGTGAAATTCAAGTGTCTATGTTTCTAGAAAAAGATAAAACTAGATACTCTGAATTAAGTAAACCTGATTTCTTAGGATCTAAAATTAATCTATGGTATAATAATGGAGCTAGAGATTATGGTTACTTTATGTTGCCTATTCCATCAGATGCTTCTTCTATGCCAGTAATTAGATTTCCTAAATCTTATGATTTAAGTTCTTCTTTAGATGGTCTAGTAGAATTAGCTAAAGCTGAAATTAGAAGAATTGAAGTAGTTAAAGAAAGATCTAAAAAAATAAAAAATGGAGAGATCTATGAAATCAAGAATTTTGATAAAAGAGGATCTAAATTTTTAATGTTTCCTTTCTTAAATAAATATAATATTGATGAACTTAAAACTTCTGAAGCAACTTTAAGAAAATATATTGAAGAAGCCATGGAAGAAGGATTTGAGAAATTTAAATCTAATCCTGATTTAGATGGCACTAAATATGATAAGAGAATAACTGAAAGTAAATTAAAAGAATTCTATTATAATGATACTTTAGCTCAATATAGTATTATGACTATGACATCTGGAGATTTAGCCTATTATAAAAATGATGTGGACTTCTTTAAAAGAAATAAACAAAATATGTCTCCAGGTCAATATGGTGATTGGGAAACTTTAGGAATACCAGAAAAATTTAAAGCTATTAGAATGAAAGATAATGAGATTCCTTCATTAGTAGCTGATGCTTATTATGAAAATCTTAAACTAAATGGTGTATCAACAACAGAAGCTATGATTATTGCTTCTAAATTTGGTTATTCTAATTATACAGATTCAGAAGGAAATAAAAAGGTAAAATTACCTAATGGTCAAATCATTGATAGTGGTTTAAATAATGCTACAGATGGACAGACATTTATCACATTAGATAGATATAGAAATATTGCTAGAATGAATTCTAAATGGGATGATGCTAAAGAATCATCTTATCAAAGATTAAAAAATGGTACTTATAATGTGGAAGATATTTTAACATTCTCTCTACAACCTATTAAACCATATATGTTTGCTCCTCATATTACAGATTCTGGAGTAGATATAAATGGTAAAAATACTTCTTTATATCAACCATTACAAAATAAAAACTCTGAAGCAGTATTAATTCCTCAAATGGTACAAAATAATCCTTTATTAAGTGCTTTAGTAAAAGGAATGGAAGATAATGGTATAGATGCTGTCTATTTTGAATCTGCAGTAAAAGAAGGTATTGAATTAAATACTTCTCAAGAACTTAAAGATAAATTAAGAAAACAAGGTAAACCTATTCTTCCAGATACTTTATTGTATTTTAATGGTGATCCTAGAGAATTATCTGAAGCTAATGTTAAATATTATTATTTAAGTAATGATGATTATATGTATCAGATGGATACACCAGAACATTTTAGAAACACATTACAATTATTTGGATCTCAAATTAGAAAACATATTATTGCTAACTTAGATGAAGATGCTGAATTTTATATTGAAGATATGAAATTTACTGGCAAGAATATTGCCTCTTTATTTGATAATATTTTAGCATGGAATTATGATAAAAATTATAAGAAAGTTATTGATAAAATTGGTACTATAGATGGATTAGCTAAAGAACTTCAAGGTGGAGTAATGCAAAGAAAATTTGCTGAAAATACCACAGAAGCTGTACAACTTATGAATTATAAAGGAGAAAAAGTGTTTAAACTACCTTTATACTTCCCTCTTCAATCTAATAGAATATTTCAGATGATATCTTCTATATTTAGAAATAATATTATTAGAAATAAAATTAGTGGAGGAGCTTTATATCAAGCATCTTCTTATGGTTTTGATAATTCTCTAAAAGTACATATGAAAGATGGACATATAGAATATGTTGATTGTATCATGCCTTACACTTATAGTAATCAACTAGCACAGTTAGCAGATGAAAATGGTATGATAGATCCATCTAAAGTAGAAGATAAAGAATTATTAAAAGTAATATGTTATAGAATTCCTACTGAAGATAAATATTCAGCTGTTCCATTAAGAATTAAAGGATTTAGTTCTCCTGCAGAAGGAGGTATTATTAAATTACCTTCAGACATTTTAACTATTACAGGATCAGATTTGGATAGAACAATGTCCAATTAAAACTTTGTTAATTGCTGGAAGTCCCTTAGAGCTATTTTAACTACAACATAACTTGAAAAAGTAAGTGTGAATGTTTAAAAATAAAGTAGATTGGGTAATCAGCAGCCAAGTTCCTTAAAAGGAAAAGGTTCAGAGGCTAAAACTCAAACATAAACTTCCTATATGGATAGTAAAATTAAATTGTATGAAAACAAAAATAAATAAAGAATCAAGAAATTTATTAATAGCCATGCTATTAGGAGATGGAACTATTTGTTCAAACTATGTATTCAAATTATCTCATGGAGATAAACAAAAAGAATATTTAGAATGGAAAATTAAACAATTAAATGAACATGGTATAAGAAATAGTGGATTAAAATCATATACTAGTACTTGTGGTTTTAACTTAGGTAAAACAGTATATTATGCACAATTAAGTGTTATACCTTTTATAAAAACTTTAAGAAGAATCTGTTATAAACCATATAAAATTTTAGGAAATAGAAAATTATTGAATAGATTAGATGCTAAAGGAATAGCAATATGGTATATGGATGATGGAAATTTAAATCCTAAAAAAAGAGAAGGTATAATAAAAGGTTTTTATATTAAGATAAGTACTTGTTTGCCTAAAGATCAAGTACAAGTAATTATAGACTATTTCAGAGAAGAATGGAATGTTTCTTTTTACATGTTTCATGAAGGAAAAAAAGAGGATAGTTATTCTCTTTGTTGTGGTACAAAAGAAGGAAGAAAATTTTTAGATATAGTTTCTCCCACAATTAGAGAAATTCCTTCAATGCTATATAAAATACAATTTAATAAGAGTCAAGATATATATGATATCTTGAGTAATCATGAAAATGATGAAATGCAAAGCAGTGGAAACACTGAAGATATAGTCCACTCATCTATGAAAGTAGATGAAATAAGTGATTGATAAGATGTATTTTCTGTCTTATGCTGCCAAATATACTCCAGCTAAATATAATCTATCTAAGATAAGAACTTGGATGGTAAATAATGGATTATTGTCAGATATTTTCTCATCAGGTAATTATCAGGAAGAAATGAATTATCTTAGTGATCTACTAGAGAAATATGATTCTGGAGAAAAACTAAGTACTGAAGAGTCAGAAGCAATGAATGAAGTTTCTAAATTCTTAAAAGAACATCCAGATCTTGTTTTTCAAAAATCTAAATTAGAGAAAATAAAATATAATTATAAACAATCTCCTGAAAAACAATCTGTAGAAGCATCTAATAATGCTTTAATAGATATTATGTATAGTATTCTTACTTCTAAAGATGCATTTAAAACAATGGTAAGTGGAGCTAATACTTCTATGTTTGCTGATGTTATAGGCACTTTAGAAAAGATAGAAAAGAAAAAATCAGAAGGAGATAGATTATTTGATCCTAGTTTTTTGACAGACACTTATTATGAATATATGGCAGGAAAAGCACTAACTGGTGTATTTGCAGCTAATAGTGCTAATCATTCTATGTTACAATTTTATAATGTTAATCTTAATAAAAAAAGTGCTATTACATTAGATGGAAGAACTGTAACAAGAATAAGTCCTGTTAAAACATTAGATGGAACTAACAATGTTACTAATATGTTAGGATCTTTCTTAGCTACAGTAGTGGATAATGCTAAAACATTAACTGCTTCTAAAGTAAATTTGAATATGTTTACTGCTAGTACTTATACATTATTATTAAGAATGGGTTTTGATCCTAAAACAGTAATGTATTTTATGTCTCAACCTTCTCTAAGACTACTATCTGATAAAGTAATGGCTAAAGGAGATATGTTTAATTATAGAGATAGTATAGAAGAAGTTATTAAAGTATTTTCTAAACATACTAATGAACAATCTAGATTAGATCTTAAAAAGAATGGTTTCATTCAATTTAAACAATCAGATCTTATTAAAGCTATAGAAAATTTTAATAAAAATGGTGGTGATATAGATTTATTTGAAAATGCAAAACAGATTCTTATTCTAGAAGCTTTTAGAGATCTTATAGAACCTGCAAATACTTTAAGATCTATTAACTCAGCAATGAGAACAGAAACTTATGGAGCTGCTCCTAATCCAGGAGATACAATAGCTAATTTAGCTAAGGCTAAAAAACTAGGTAGAAAATCTATTGTTTCAGGTTTAGGAGATATTCTAACATATGTTTCTAGAGGAGAAGAATATGAAAAATTAATGCATGATCCAAATGTAAAAAAATCTTTAATTTCTGCTAATACTAATGGTGTAGTAGAATATGATAATTTTATATCTAAATATACTCCATTTAACACTAATATTTTTACAGATTATAGATCTTTACTATCAGAAGCTATTCATGATGACTTAACTGGAAGTGAAATAGATGAATTAAATACTATAATGCTTAATCATTTAACAGAATCTTTAGACTTCTTTAAATTTACAAAAGAACAAAAGAATGCTTGGATATATAAATTTCCTAAGAAATTCTTAGAAATTGTGAATGGAGATAATTATCTTAAAAATATAAATGAATTTACTAGAAGATTAACTGTTCAAAATGAATGGCAATCTACATTAGGAAGTAGACAATCTATTCCTATAATTAAATTTAGTGGTTCTAGATTTGATAATGAAGTAGCTAAAGATGAAGCTATTAGAGCTTTTGAGTATTTATGGAGAACTCCTAAATATACTAAATTAGCTGAAGATTTATTAAAATATAATTTTGTTATTAGTGGATGGGGAATTACACCTAATAGTTTTAATCATATTGTTCCTATTTCTATGATTAATAATATTCCAGGATTTAATGAATTATTTAGAGAAACTATTTTTAGTGATAATATTAGAGTTAATATAGATAACCTAATTGATTCTTATATTGTAAATAATTTTAGAAATAATAGAATAGTTCCTGAAATTAGTAAAGGAGATAACTACAAATTTACTGATAAAGATCATTCTGGATTATCATTAAGTCACTCTAGTTCTATTAATATAAAAGAAGGTTCCTATATTAAAATTCCTTA